CATCCTGTTCCTTGAAGGATATAAGAAAATGCATCAGTACTATTAGCATTACTGAATGTCTTCGCCGGAACGATTTTATGGTTAAAATCCCATATAGCAAGGTTGTATGCCTGAACTGTTTTGACATGAACGGGACCTACTGCTTCATCTTGCCAATTATAAATTCTATAGCAGTAATGATAACCGTCATTACCCTCTACAAGAAGGTGATAGCCAGATGTCATCATATCTGTTTGAGGAAAACCATAAGGTACGGAGAGTTGTAAAGTATCTAACCACACTTTACCTTGATCATCAGCAATCTTTGTTGATCTCAAGTCGTTGTAGAATTTGCAACCAAGGTTTCCTTCTAAATCAAGGACTCCACAAACTCTAAGATCCGGATCCAGGATTGTATACATTAGGCTATCACCTCTTTATAAAGTTGTTGGGGTATATTCCATATACCATTCTGCGTCATCTAAATTCGGTTCGAAGGCGAAAGATTTAGGAACTCCACCGTCCATATCGAAGAATTTACTACCGATATAAAAGTTTTCCATAAACAAGTCACCGTTTTTATAGACTGTTCTGTCTTCACTATTAATCTTAATTTCATCTCCTTCACGAGCAATTACTGCAGGTTTTGAGGATGATGAATTTCCGCCATCAATAATGTTCCATACTTCAATATCACAAAGAGCAAGGTAGTCATTTTTATATGAAACAGCTGGATCTACTTTGTCTTCCTTAATATCGTATTTAGCTGTATAAAATGCGACCCCAGCTAGAGCATCACCAAAAGTATTTTTTGTATCTGTCCAAGTCTTTTTAATTGGCTTAGACCAAGCTGGATTACAATTCTCATCTAATTTCATAATCTCAGCTGTATATTTGTTTCCAATCTTAGTCATCTGAAGGTAACCATAGAAATCAGTAAAAGTACTTGTGCTATTATCAACATCCAATTTGATGGTTTTCCATTGTTGTTGTGTAACGGTTTTTCCTTTAACCTTCACTTTTTTCGTACCATTTTTGACTTTGATGGTTTTAGTGGTTTTCTTCTTTTTCTTAACGGATCCATTTGAAGCATAAATTTCATGATGAACCCCGTTTGAATCGTAACCAACTTGAACTTGAGCCATAGTTATTTCACCAGTAGATCCTAAATCTTTAAGCATCAGTTTTCCAATACGTCGTCCATTAGAATCTAGCAAGTAAACTTCGATTTTTCCCATAGCACGAGGATAGTAAGAAACAATCTTCATTCTGGCTCTAACTCTAAAGTCTTTATAACTGGCAGGAAGCCATTGTTGTCTAACTGGTCCATGCCATTTACCATCAACTTTACTACCGAAACTTGAAGGTTTTAGCACATTAGGAGTACTTGTCATTGTTCCACCTGGTACTCCATTTTCAATATAGAAGGTTAGATTAGAAGAAGTGATTTCAGTCCAAGTAGCAAGAGTATTACAAGGATCTTTTAGAACTCTTGGTTCTTTGTCGATTGGAGAATCACCCGTATCTGGATCAACATCTTGACCAATATAAACGTAATTGTCATCTTCATCAGAAATCGCGATTTTAGTTACGTCCTTTTTAGGAATGCATGTGAAGATAGGGTATGTTACGGAGTTACCTTGTGGGGTGATTGTTTCAGGGCTCTCAGTTATATCTTGAGATATATACTGACCATAACCTCTTGGGTCAGAACAGGAGAAAGTGAGAGTTAATGTTCCATCAAAAGATGATTGGCTTAATCTTGATACCTGAGATATTTGACTAAAGTGACCATAATAGGTGTATTCAGCATCATCACTAAAGACCATAGGGTACTCTCCATCACCAGTTATGGTGATTAGATTTGATAGACGTTGAATCTTATCAACTCTGTCAGCTTCAGAAGTAGCTTTAATCGTAGCATCAATTTCAAATACCCTTTGACCGTAACTATTGCCTTGAAAAATCTTACCCATCATACCAGGAACGTCTTGGACGTTCTCTGATATTTCTGGGCCGACATTTCTTTTGATGTCATTTACAATCAGATCAAGATCAGTGTTGGAGTTAAAACCACAAAAATTAAATGTTACTTCGTTCAAGTAGTTACCACTCCTTTAGCTAAGTTTCTTAATTTTGTTTTTTGATCTGCATACTTTTTATTGGTGTTATAAACTTCTTTACCATCTAAGTAAAGTGAGTTATCTTTGGCCAATAATTGAGTTAGGAGAGTGATTTGTTGCTGCATAAGGGTAATCTGAGCATCTTGTCGGGCAATAACCTCAGAGTAATCATTGTTCACTGTTACTTGCGATCCGTTAGGAACACCTAAAATCTGTTGAGTTTTAGATAACAGTTGCAATGCCCTTGTCCGTTTTAAAGGGTCAAGTGGAATAATTGATTCAGGTTTATTTCCCTCAGCAATATTCGCAACTTGTGCCCTTGTAACAATGCCTCCGTTTGCGTAACCATGTCCTTGCCCTAATGCTGATAAAGTTGGACCGTATCTATGTTTTGCATAGTTTAAGGCAGCCAACAGGTTATCGAAGCCATTAAAGATATTGTCATGGCCCTTAAACTTGTAGGCATTGAATGTACTTGAGATAGTTTGCATCAAGCCTTTAGCCAAATCCCCCCGAATCGTGTTTATATCTGTATAACCGTGCTGAACGGCTTTTGGATCTCCACCAGATTCAGTTTGAATTTGTCTCAAAACTTTATTAACCATTTCAGTACTTGTTGATAGACCATTCATCTCTAGTGCTCTCTTAACTAAAGGTTTCCAACGCTGAACACCTTTTCCTGGTGGGTTATCAGCTGTAAGTAAACCTTTGATCCAATTTACGGCACCGTCTTTGACAGATGTAACTGCACCTTTAACCATACCGAGAGTTGGATCTTTAAGGGCGTCCAATTTAGTGAACTTAGAGATTGCCATTTCTAATAACTTCGTTGGGTGAGTTGCATAAGACCAAATATCTTTTGCTACATTTGTCACTTTAGAAGCTGCAGAAGAAGCAAACTCTTTCGTCTTATCCCATGCACTATCAAGCCAACCAATACCGGTTGAATACTTAGGTGCCATTTTAAGAAGAGCAGCTGTTTTATTTCCATCAAGAACCGATGTTCCTTTAGGAAGATTCAACATTGTTTCTTTCTTAGGAGATAAGAACATTCGGCCATTTGGAAGAGCTATTAACTCTTGTTTGTTTGGGCCTTTACCATCAGAAACAATAGCTGGTCCACCTGGGTGATTGTCAGTACCACGGGCATATTTTGGGACATCCCATTTAGGAATTCTTAATTTCTTAGGAGCATGAACTTTATCGAGGATCCAGTTCACGCCACCAGTTACACCATTGACACCTTTAGCCAATCCTTCAATCAAGATCTTAGCAACGGCTTTGGCGCCCTTACCGATTGCTTTAGCGCCATTCTTTAATCCATCACCCATCCGACGAGGTAAAGATTTGATGCCGTCAACCATCTTGGTCCAGATGTTTTGAGCACCTTTCTTTAATCCGTCAAAGATTTTTAAGGCGTTCTGTTTAATATTGGTGAAATACTTAACCACTGTTTTAAAGACATTTACAACTGGTTTGATGATTACGTTAGAAATTCCACTCCAAGCTTTTTTAGCGAAATTCCAGATCCAACTGAAAACTTTTCCGATGAAGTCTTTGATGTTCCCAAATCGGGTCCTCACCGTGTTATACAAAAATTTCGCAGTAGTAACAAAGATTTTCTTGATCACTGACCAAGTTGTAGAGATTACTTTGCTTATTACTTTGAAAATTGTAGTCACAATAACTTTCATACCGTTAAATTCAAGTTTTAAGAATTTAACGATGTACTTAATTACTGTGGTAAACACGAGTTTGATTCCGCCCCAGACTTTGGAGATAACCGTTTTGATTCCACCAAAAACTGTACTCGCTGTTCTTTTCATGATATTAAAGTTGTCTTTCAAGAAATTAACGATCCACTTAATCGGAGTCTTGAAAACAGACTTTAATATATTCCATAGACCAACAAACAATGCTTTGAAGGATCCAATGAATAAGGCAGCGCCTTTAATCATTTTTCCGAACCACATTAATTGGATTGCATTCCAAATTAATTGGAAAGCTCCAAAGAACAATTGTTTGATACCTTCCCACATCTTCTTCCAGTTTCCAGTGAATAGACCACCAAAAACTTTCGCGATACCCATAATTACATTAAGTGTTCCATCAATAACACCTTTGATGTTATTCAGTACTGACTTAATAAGAGCCAAGGCTACCGTAAATACCAATTTGAATACGACTGAAATTGGGGGAAGTAAGACTTTGAAAAGAGCTACGAGGGATTTGAGGATTGGACCGACAATCTGGAAGATAGTAGTCATAACAGTTGTAACCGTTTTAACTATCCCTGAGAAGATATTGATAAAAGCTTTTGTTATCATCGGACCGTTCTGTTGCCAGAAAGCACGAATCTCAGTAGTTTTCGCTTTGATATAAGTTATAACAGACATGATTACTTGTCTAACTTGAGCAACCATACTTCTGATACTTGAAATGTCTTTGGCACTCAAGACACCTGATAAAATTGATGTGCCTTTTTTGGTGTTACCAGAGAATAAAGCGAAAATACCAGTTATAACAGTTTTAACTTTGCCGTAAGCGCTCGTAAGTGGGGCAGTCATGTTATAAAATGCCGATTTTATCTTATTTACAGAATCGACAATGACTTTAACCATTTCTGGAGGCATTAGAGAAGATAAGAGACTTTTGCCTTTAGATTGATCACCTTTAAATAAAGCAAAGATCCCGGAGACAGCTTGTTTCACTTTTGAAAAGGCTGTTCCAATAGAAGCTCCAATTCCATTTATGAAGTTACGGAAAGTCTCTGATTTCTGATATGCAACTGCAAAGGCAATTCCGAGGGTTGAAATGGCTGCAATTGCGAGTCCGATTGGCCCTAAAGCAAAGTTCATGACTGAACCTAGAGTTGCCATAATTGCTTCAGATTCAGCAATTTTCCGTGTGGCGCTAGCGACAATGGCCCCGAATTCTCCGAAACCTTTAATCGCTCCACCAATACCGATCATAGTAAATCCAATTGCAGTTGCAATTAGTCCAAGGACAGCGACTAATGCTGCCCCAATAACTAAAAAGTGTTGAACAGGAGAAGGAAGGGCATTGAATACATCTACAACTTTTTGAATAACTGTAGCAACGACTTTTAATGCTGGAGTAAGATTTTGTCCAATCGTAATTCCAGCAGTTTCAACTGATCCCTTTAACTGTTCAATTGTCCCTTTTAAGTTATCGAGTTTGGTTTTTGCAACATCATCTGCTGAAATCTTTCCTATTGCAGCTGCCATATCATCCATGCCTTTAGCGCCTTCTTTATAAAGGATATTGGCAGCACGGATTGCATCGGTACCGAACATAGTATTTAGAGCTTGTTGTCTCTGTTCATTACTCAAGTCTTTTAATCTATCCTTGAGTAAGGCAGCGATTTCGGAAATGCTTTTAAGGTTACCATTTTCATCGTAGAAAGCACTTGAAGCCAAACCAGAATATGTTGCTAGTTTGTCATACTCTTTAGCTACTTTTGCAGCTGAAGCACCATGGCCAGCTTGGATTTTCGCTAATTTTTGAACGGCTGCTGATACATCTTTAAATTCTGTTGAAGCCGGTTTAATTCCACGGTCGACTAACCATTGATAAGCAACTTTCGTGTTAGCTGTAGCTAATCCAAGAGAATCCATCATATCTGATGCAGCTTTTGTGTGAGGGGAAAGGTTAAGGAGCATTGTTTTGAGGGAGGTACCGGCATCTGAACCCTTCAATCCATTTTGAGCGAATGCGGCTAATGCTGTTGAGGTATCTCTGAAACTTAAACCAACACCTGAAGCAACTGCAGAAACCATTGATAAACCGTATTTTAATTCACCAACGTCAGTTGCAGAAGCGTTTGCTGCACCAGCTAAAATATTGGCAGCGTCAGCTACAGATATATTATCATCCCTGAAGGCATTCAATGCTGTTGAAGCAATTTCTGCAGCATCTTTTAGTTCTAAACCACCAGCTGTAGCTAATGATAGGGCACCACTTAAACCCCCGTTGATAATATCTTTTACACTAACACCGGCCTTAACCAGTTCTTCTTCAGCTTGGGCAGCTTCTAATGCACTATACTTTGTTTTTGCACCTTGGATAACAGCAAGTTCTTCAAGAGCTTTCCCATACTTGTTTACTTCATCTGGGGCCATAACGGATTTTACAGCTGACATTTGGGATTCAAAATCCATGGCACTCTTAGTCGCAAACCCCAGTCCAAGAGTGAGGGCACCTGTCATTGGAACTACAGACTCTTTAATATTTGAACCAATATCGTGAATCTTTTCTCCAGTTTTTCTGGCTCGATCTGAAACTTCTCTCATTCTTGAAGAAACCTGTCCGAGGTTATCAGAAAGTTCTCCAACAGAAGGGGAGATACGGTCAAATCTGTTTCTTAATTGGTCTAAACGTTCTTGGGCCCGTTGTTGTTGTTCAGTATACCTTTGGAGTTCTTGCCTTGCTGCTTCAACCCTCGAATCATTCTCACCAAAAGTATTTGATAGATTATTGATTCTTTGTCTTTGGACTTCAATTAGGTTATTGTAATGGTTAACTGTTTGGGATAAACCGTCAATTCTAGCACGTTGAGCCGAATAGACCCTACCACTTGCATTTAAAGAAGCAACATTCTCTTGAGTAGCCCGAGTAATGTTACTAATCTCTTGTCTTAAATCTGCTGTACCAGATTTGAGATCTTCGAGTCTACCTTCGGTAGTTCTTAGCTGTCTTTCCCAGGCAGCTTGTCGGGTAATTGCGGAGTTGATTTGTGAAGCTAATAGCTGAACTTGTTTTGAACCTTCACCATAAGTTTGAATGGCATTCTGGTGTTGTCTACGTAACTCATCAATTTTACGTTTGTTCGCATCCATTATTTGAGTAAGATCTTTAATCTTATTCTCTAATAGAGCGTATTCATCACCAGCATTTGAAAGAATCTCAAGGTTCGCTTTCATTGCTGTTTGAGCAACTCTAATTTCTCTCTTAATACCTTGAAGAGTATTAGAAAACTGGGTGCCATCCATTGATAATTGAATGACCATATTTCCTAGTGGGGTTCCAGTCGTCGCCATCGCTCCACCTCCATGACTTCATTAAATCGATTTGAAGAACTCTTCAATATCGTCAGTTTTTGTTTTCTTCTTTTTGTCTCCCATTAAGCGTAAGAAGCCATTTATGTCCATTTCTTCAATATCCTTATAAGACCAACCGGCCTCGATCAAATCTTTGTAAATCTGATCGAGGTTATCCAGGTAATCTTGGTATGACTTTATTCCGTCACTTTCGCTAGTTCCATCTGTGCCTTCTTTTTTTTAGCTTCTCCACCCAGTACATCTTGGAGGATTCCAGATAAAACTTCGGCGATTTTGTCAGAGGCAATACCATCATAGATAGTGTCGAAATTGACTTTTTCACTTCTAAATAGGCTTGCGACAAGAGCAACCAATTCGTCTAATTGTTCAAGCTCATTCATAACTTCTGTTTCTTGCTTGACTCCGAATTCGATTACCCGACGTAATGCTCGGGCTGAGACAAATCCTTCAGTGAATGTTTCAACTTTGTCTAGTTCAGGGTTATATAATTCAATTTTTAGCATCGTGAAAATTTCTCTCCTTTGTTTATTTGGTATGTAAATAAAAAACTAGATGCCAAAGGCATCTAGCTTATTTGTGATTAGGCAGTAGTAGTATCAGAAGTTTCAGTAGGGGTTGTTGTTGAAGTGTTAGTTGAAGTTTGACCTTCAGCTGTTGTTCCATTCCAGCCGGGGAAGAGCAATTGAGTAAATGCAGACACAGTGAAGCCTTGAGTGCTTGTACGGCCTTTAGCATAAACAATACCGTCAGAATGGCGAGCAACAAATTCACCAGTCAAAGCACCATCGGTTGTATCAGCTTCTTGTCCTTTGTCCTCACCTGTTTTAAGATCGAATCCATCAGGGTGACCGAATTTACCTTTTGCAAGGGCAATATAAATGTCATCATTGGCCAGGCCTTTTGTTTTCATAATTACGGCACAATAAGGGGCAACTGTATCAGCACCAAGAGTTGTAATTCCATTTTCATTTGTCTTAGCTCCAGAGATGTCTGCGATCATTTCTTCTGTTAAATCAGCTGTATTAAGTTCTAATTTAGGGTTAGAAACACCGACAGCAGAAACATAGAATGGAACGTTGGAAGCATAGACTGTATTAGTCGTTGGAGCCAAACCTGAAATTTTAGCTTCAACAGCACCACCGACTTGGGCGTTAATTTTATGAACTTTTACTACCTGTTCTTGATCATTAAGAATAGCAATTTGGACTTCTTCAAAACCTAATGTTGCCACTAATGATTTCCTCCCTTAAAAAAAATAAGCCTACTCATGTTTGAGAAGGCTCAAATCGTTTAATATTTCAGTTGTTCGATAACGTCTTGCTAACATAAACAAATCAATGGTTGGATCTCTGTCTAACATTCCTGTGTATTGCGACCAATTATTTTCACCCATTAAAGTGTCTAAACGAGTTTTAAATTGATCGATTTTTGCTAGATCTGCAGCCCAAACTGTAATTTGAACACTAATTTCAGAAGAAAATGCTTTATTGCTAACAAATCTACTTTGGAAATCACTTATTTGAGTGATGCAAATAATCGGAGCATTTTCGACTTTTTGAAAGTCTTCAGGAACGTTGATTGAAAATATCATATCTTTGTTCATGAGATTTCCAATTTCTTGATCATTCATCAGCAAGTCATATACTGTTTTTACTGATAAACTCACAATCCCAATCCTTTCTTGAGCTCGTCTGTCATAACTGACATGGCTTCTGAACGAGACTCTTCTTCAGTCCGTTGAATAAAACCTTGTGGAGCAATTCTTGATCCACCCATTGTTCCAAATTCAACGAACTTTGCTCTCCATTCAGTTTCTTTGCTATATCCAACTTTGATTTGGCCAAATGCATCAACACCGGAAATTACTACATCGTCTTTCAAGTGTTTGTGCTTATCTACCGGCCAAACTGGAGTATTGTCTTCTAATTTTTCTGCAACAACATGCGCAGCTGCTTTTAATGCTCGATTTCGAACTTTGGTTTCACGTCCAGCCATTTGTTTCAAAGCTAATTCAATTCCTGACGTATCAATATCTAGTCCCATTAAGACACCGCCTTTGCAACGATTAAGTCATACATAGAACTTTTTAGATCTGGCTGGATCTCAACGATTTTGTATTTTTGACCTTGAAAAGAGATCATCATATCGTCTGTAATAGGGACCCTTTGTTTTGACCGAATTAAGAAGGTGATAATATTTTGAAGTTCTGTCCCGTAAGTAGTTATGAATTCTTTCAGCTGTTGTGATTCAACACTGGCCCAACATGATGTAACTTCCTTGTAAACCATAGTTGGAGCCCCATAAGAATCTTTTCCTTGAGTTTGTTTTAAAAAGGTTATTCTTTTATTTAATTCACTAATATCGGGGCGTTTAGAAGGCATTAAGCATCAACCTCGTATGATTCATCATTCCAATTTCTATAAACGTCAAGAAGACCAGAAAATACATATGAGAGTTCACTTTTAGATGAAATTGATGCAGTCTGAATTTCTCTATGTTCATACCATTGGGAGATAAGGCTAAGTGCTGCGATAGTGAATTCAGCTGGAAGGGGATCGAATTCATCAAACTTTTTATTGAGGTAAGTTTGAATATAATTCTGTGCAGAAATAATCATCATCGAAATTAAAGCATCATCTGCGTCATGATCGACTTTGAGATAATTCTTTACAAAGGCGAGGTCTAACTCAGTGATTTTTACATTACTCAACATTGTTATCTACCTGTGATTCATCAGGTTTTTCTATAACTTTGGGTTCTTTTTTGCCTTTTTTCGTTTCTTTAACTTCCTCTGCATGGCCATTCTTTACAAGGCTCTTGGCCAAATCTTTATTCTCAATCTCAACAACTTCGTTATGGTTAAAGACTGTTTTATGAGAAGGAAGATAAGCAGATTGTAGGAATTTAACTTTTGGCATATGGATTACCTCCTTTGGTTATGTATAAAATCAGTATTTTATAAATGAAAAGAAGCTCCGAAGAGCTCCTAATCACCTATATATTGTGAAGTTTTTCACATGATTAAGCAGAAGTAGTCGCAGTATCAACTTTTAACACAGAGATAGCTTGTGGGTTGTAGACTGCACCATCCATGTAACCATCGAGAACAAGTAATTGAGAACCACGGATAGCTTGTGTTGTATCACCTGTGACGTGTTGAAGAGCGAATCCTTTCTTAACCAATACTGCATAAGCATCTTGAACAGAACCAAAGATCGCAGGAGTTCCATCAGGAAGTTGATCAGTTACAATGACTTCGGCACCGAAAAGGGTATAGGTTAATTTACCGTTAACGACACCGTTTTGCATGTAGTAATGGCCCATAGAATCTTTCATCTTAGCGATTTGGTTGAAGAAACCACGTTGCATAATGAAAGAAGATGAAGCTAGGAATTCAGGATGAATAGAGTTATAGAGGTCCATTAAGTTATCAATAGTAACTGCGCCGGAGACAGGGATTTTTTGAACTTCAGCATCGTTAACGATACCAGAGAATTCTTCTCCACCTGCACCCACAAGAATTGATTTTTCAACTGCTTTACCGACCCGACGACCGAGAAGGTTAAGAGAGTAATCAACAATGTTAACAGCTGCATCATTAATCAGCTGATTAGATAGGCTGATTGCTGCACCAACACGTTTTTGTGCAAGCTTAACTTCATCAAAAGAGATTTGAAGTTCGGATACATCTTCACCTTCACCAACAAATCCTGCAACAGAGTTAAGGGATTCCTTAGCAATTTTCAATGTTCCAGCGACAGATGGGAATTTAGTTGCTCGAGCAAATACCGGTGAAGTTTCTTCCATTTTAAGTACAATTGTTCCTTCAACATTCTCAGGGATTACGGCTCCACCTTGAGAAGTTGTTTGAAGAGCACGAACTTCTTCACCATCTTGGCGACGGAGATACTGTTCAATACCGCGGAGTTCTTTTTCTTTATTATCCACTTTACGTTCCTCCATTGTTTTTTCATTTTTCTCGCCATCTTTCTGGCGACTTTCTAATTCGGAAATTTGGTTGTTTAAATCAGTAACATCAGCAGTCAATTCATCAAATTTTGATTTTTCGTCTGCTGATAATGAGCGAACTTCTTTTTCAGCATTTTTTAGTAGTTCATCTGCTTCATCTAACAGGGCATTTCGTTTTTCTTTAAGCGCTTTCAAATTCATATTTATAAGAAACCTCCTGATTAATTTGATAGTCCAGTTAATTTATTTCGCAATTCTGACAATTCTTCAGAGACTAATGAACGTTTTTTCTCTTTATCAGGATCTTCATCAGATTTATCTTCTTTAGGATCTTTTTCATTTGGTTTCGTTTCATCAACATTTTCAGACTTTTCTTTTGTTTCAGGTTCATCTTGTTCGGAGTCATTATCTTTAACTTCTGTTTGTTCGCCTGAATTTTCGGCAGCCTTTTCAGGATCTTGTTCGTTCACTTTTTCTCTTAATTCAGCCGTAGCTTGTTCAATGAACTCTTTTTGTTCTGAACGAATTTCATTGATTGATTCTTTAAGAGAAGTTAATAAACGTTCTTCTAATCCTTCAAAGAGCTCTTTGATTTCATCCATATTTCTTTGCTCTCCTTCTTCTAAGTTCGTTGGAATTTCAATGTCTTCAATTACATCAATTCCTCTGGCTGAGATTGTAGATTGTGAGTAGGCCGGGTCTCGTACAACGGAAACTTCAAGTAATTCAAGATCATTAATGGTCCGTTCGTAAATACCATCATCGCGAACATCCCATGAATCATCTAAGGTTCTAAATCCAAATGACATATTCCGAAGGATTTTATCGTCTATCAATTGGTAATAATCATGTCCCCATGTAGTAGGAGAGATTGTTGCTTCCATATATAAACCGGTGCTGTCTTCAAATAATCGAAGGGAACCGTTTCGTGTAGAAGCTAGAATATGTTTGCTGTTATGTTCAGCAAGGAAGTCAATATTGTCGGGGTTTCGTGATAGAGCTCGAGTAAATGCACCCGGTGCAATTTTCTCAACAAACTTCTTTCCAGAACCCAGTACTTCGCTTAACTCTCCTGTTTTATTGACGTAACCAGAAACAGTCATTGAATCATTATCGTTATTGGCTCGAAGCTCGACCTTACGGGATAAAAGCTCAAATTTCATAAGTTAGTTACACCTCCTTGAAAAAATAAAAGCCAATAAATCTATTGATCTACTGGCTCATCTTTTATCTTTGAATCATCTTTATCTTCAGAAGTTTGTTCATTTTCAATTGGAGGTTTATTTGGATCAAGATTAGATGGAGTAGGGGGGTGATTCTGATTTTGTGCGGAAGGTTGTGGATTGTTAGGATCAATCGTTTCTCCCATGTTTGGAATAGTCATTTTTCCGGTTTTGGGATTATAGAAAATTTGACCCAGACCCCACATAAAGAAATCATCTTTAATTTCAGGCATGTCAATTCTTGAACGACCTTCGTTAAGAGAGATTAATCCTCCTTTTACAGCAGAAACAGTGGCATCGATTTTTTCTTTTTCTGTTGTTCTGAGCAATTCAGAAACATCAAATCTAAAATAATAACCTTGTTCTTTTTCTGTTTCTAATAGGAGAGATTTATTTAGAGCAGATTCAATCGCAGAAATGATCGGGCCAACACAGTATTGAAGAAAATAGAGGTTATTTTGTTCATTTGAAGCATACTTATTGGCCGAGGAATTTAACATGGACTCTGGAATATTGAAGACTCTAGCAATTTCTGAGACCGTGTTTTTCTTAGAATTAGTTAAATCCATTTCACTTGGTTTCATTGAAATTGGATTGTAATCTAATCCTTCTTCCAAAATAATTGTTTTACCAGCTTTCTTTGGTCCACTATAGAGGTTTTCCCAAGAAGATCGCAGGTTATCAATTGCTTTTTGGCTTAATCTTGATGTAGCTTTTAAAACACCTATAGGAAGGGCCCCGTTTTTTAAGATTCCATTTGAGTATTCGATTTCATCAAGGGCAAGTCTAAGAAGCTTACTATTATTCTGGAGGATTCCTGATGAGGTAACTCCATCTTCACTGTCTCTTGTAAGAATAATCAATTCATCCGGAGTAAATTCATAAGTTCCAGTTTTGTTGTTATAAAAATAATTGATCGTAGCCCATTTTTTATATCCCTGACTATAAGTTGTCACTGAAATATATTTGATGGGCAAGGGATAGAAGTTAGTAACCTCATTCCGAATTTTTTCGATCTTGATGTAGCTAGCTCCATACAGTAAATAGTCCTTAACCATTCTCTTTTTCATGTTATAGCCGTTTATCAAATCATTTGGTTCATCATTTAAAAGAGAAACACGGTTATCAGGAATTTTAATTACTGCACCTTTGCGATCTTCTTTATATAAGTAGATTGGCAATGATGCTATTGATGATGTAATAAGCTCAAGAGCCGAAACAACAGTGGGGATTCTCATAGCTTCTTCTTCTGTTATTGGACCACCATCACCAAAGTAAGAAGTAATAGAATATCCACCACCGTAGGAATATTGCATGGAACGGTCTTCTTTCTGCTTATTTTTTCTCGAAAAAATCCCCATTTAGGTTGGTTATCCTCCTTTCTTAGAGAATAATTAGTTCCCTTTCTTCAAAGTTGGAGGTTAAATTTTCTTCAACTTCTTTATTCCATAGGGCCATAGCGTTTAATATTGAGATAACCATATCAACTTTTCCTGTGGATTTTTTCTTATTAACGTAAGTATTGAGGTTGGAATCCTTAACCTCACGAGCATTTGAAAAGTTGATTTCCAGCAGTCTGTTTTGTAGATACTTAAAGCTGCCTTTCAAAACACGTTCTTTTACAAGTTTAGTAGCAGGGTGCAAGACAGAAGAATGCTGCTTTATTTCGATCGTGTCATATCCTTCTTCGTACCATCGGTTAGCTGAAGCAACGCAGTTCCACCGGTCATAACCGATGCCTTTAATGATTACTCCATATTTCTTTTCGAGATCCAAGACAAAGTTTTCAACGAACCTATGGCTGATAACTTTATCACCACAGAAATAGCAATAACCATTATCTCTCATGGTAAAGTAATCAACCTTCTCAACTTTGGACTTATTTTCCGCACTATCTTCCGGAATAAAAGCCCAGGACTGAGCAACATATTCATCTTTATCATGATCATAAGTAACCATTGAAACAGCTGTATTATCAGTAGTTTGAGATAAGTCAACACCAACAAACACTTCTCGACCTGTCCAATCATATGTAGTAATCATATTCTTCTTTAGTTCATCTGAAGGGATATAAACCTCTGAGTCATCACCATCAACGAAAATATTCATATGCTTTGTTAAGAAGTTCTTTTTTGAACTTGGCATATCTAAAGCAGTTCTACGTTGCTTTTTTAAATATTCCAAGTTATCTTCGAGAACTTCAGCAAGTGGATTTGCTTCAATGAGGGATTTGTCAGATAGCCAGTCTTTAGGATCATCAGGTTTATAAAGGAGGGCGAAAAGAGTGGGATCATCAATTAAATCATCCAGAACTTTTTGAGCGTATTCAACTTCTTCAGTCATAGGATTGTTTAATGATTCATAGGCTGTACTAATAAGAATTCCGGTACGGTTTACCATGTTCATTTGAGAAGATTGCATGGCATCAATAGGGTAACGGTTTCTTAATGCTCCAACTTCGTCTGCTACGAAAACGTTGGCCTTACGCAATATTGTTATCGTTAGGCTTTTTATCCTAACTTCTTACTGTCACCAGTAAGTTCGGCGTACATTTTTACCTTCGACTTTACTCGGTCAGGTATCGGACACTCTTGGGAATATTATATTCTATGCTTTTTTGGCAATAAAAAAGCATAGGTTCAATTCCTACGCTCTACGGTGGCTAAAGCTTTTAAACTTTAACTTACCTCGGTATTGTCTTATTTACGTTTTCTACATTTATCACTACAATAAAAACTTCTGCTTGATCTTCCGATAAAATCGGAGCCACATGTTTTACATTTACAATGGTATTCTCTATTTGGCATTTTAAATTTTGATTTAGGTTTAATTAATCTGCATTCTGGGCATTTTGTTACATTATGAATTTTTCCTTCAAATTCTTTCTCACAAATTCCACATATTAGTTTGTATCTTCTTTTCTTAGCAGCCTCGCTAATATTTTTGCGAGCTTCAACGGATAAGCTCTTTTTAGATTCTGACATTTTTCTTCTTGTTTCTTCAGATACAACTTTTCCTTTATTTCCTTCGGATATTTTTCTCTTTGTTTCTTCTGAATGGTGCTTTCCGTAATTTGGATTGTTTTCACCAGAAAGAGCTTCACTGATTTTGTTTATTGTCTCTTCTGAATGGTGTTTTCCATATAGTGGATGAAGATCTCTCCTTCTTCCATACATTGGATTATTTACACCACTTAGTAATACTTTTAATTTTTTTCTTACATCTTTTCTTTTAGAAGGATTTTTATCTCCAGAAATTTTTTCTCCGTTACCGTAATTCGGGTTTTTCTCACCAGTGTTATTTATTCTTTTTAGTTCAATATACTTGTTGTATCTCTCTTCACTCCAGCCGGCGATTAAATTACCACCATCACCACCAGAAGCAATATTATATCCTCTGGAAGTTTTATAGAATGAATCATATTTTTTTATATAGAATTTTTCTTTTTCATTTAATTCTTCGAGAGAATCTGCAGTATCGATCATTTCTAATTTAAAATTTTCTAACCCATACTTATCAATAGCTCGATTTATTAGAAGGCCACTTCCATAATAATCATTTAAAAATACTGCTGAGTGTTTTTTGCCAATATAGATTTTATCATTTACCATATTTGTAACTTTATAGATATAACCAAACATATTGCTCTACTCCTTAATTATATCTCTATAATATAATTATATATCGAGAACATATGTTCGTAAATAAGAATTCTACCGATTTTGCCCGATTTTCTAACATGATATTTCTATCATGCGACGGCAATAAGGCTATGTTTACCGTCCATACGGTTCTCAGAGTTAGCTAATGGAATGAATTTAGATTTTGTGAGTAAACACCGTACTTCACTTCTTGTTATTTGGAACTGTTTTTGGATAGAAGGGTGAGAAGCTGTAATTGTTTGTTCAACTTCTTTTTTGACTATCGAAGAAAGCTCTTTATCCGGGGCAACGGAATAAAACTCGGAGTATTCTGGTTCAATTAAGAGCAAGAGGATAAAAATTAAAGCAACGAGGAATGATTTACCGGATTTACGACCAATTAGGAGTACTGACTTTTCATATCTTCTTTTAATTGGATTTTGTTTATACTTCCAACATAAAGCATTGACTAAGAAAAACCATTGGAATGGAGCCAAAGCATCATGAGTTGGCGTTCCAGCTTTCAATCCTGTGGCCATATTTATAAGCTTTGTTAAGCCATCAATTTTCTTAAGTTCATCTTCATCGATAAAAAATTCACAATCAGGATTGTGAACGTCAGAAATGAATTTGCAGCAAGCCTTTTTAACGTACTTGCCGGCAGTTAATTTACCTTCAACAACATCTCTAGCATACTGATAGGAGGGATGGGCTTTTAAATACGAAGAAACCATATTATCACTCACCCTCAGTATTATATTTATTGGCAAGGGTTGAAGGAATCGAACCGACATTTTCAGTTTTGGAGACTGACGTTTTACCATTAAACTAAACCCTCATGGCGTACTCGGTAGGATTCGAACCTACGACACTCGGTTTAACAGACCGATGCTCTAACCACCTGAGCTACGAGCACATAGAAAAAATCCCCACTGAAAATCGGAGTAAAAAACAGCAGGGATTATAATTAGCTTTTTAATAATTTGAGTAACGGATCTTCTTCTTCGTTTTTTTGTTCAATTTTCAAACCCGCAAGTTGAGCCCTTGATGCTGGAGATAATCCAAGTTGGGTAGATAAAGCTCTAAACTGATTAAGATACTTCTGTTTTGTAGCAACTGCGGGATGTTCTTTTATTAAGGCATTCCCATACCTATCAATTGTGTTTAAAATAAGTCCTTCTTTATTAATAATTTCATCTGCTTGCCTCATTTTACTTAGACAATCAGCAGTTTGTTCGAGTAGAGGAATATCTAAATTGCAGAGGATATTACTTATCTCTAGTTCAGTAGTTAAGAATTTGTAATACTCTTGAGCTAATTCATCAAGGTGTTCAGGAATTTCATTCACTAAATCATCATTTCCAAGTAGCTCTTGTTCTGCTTCAGCTCTTTCCTCCAATTGAGCTTTTGATTCTGAATGTCCTTGTTTGAGGGAAGCTGGCTTTCTAGGACGAGCCATCACATCACCTCTTAAAGTTTGAAGTCATAATCGTGATTTTCAAGATTAATGTTTGGTTTAAAATCAAGTTCACCAGAAGTACCTAATTGGAGGTTGCACGTTTTACAAAGGGTAATAAGATTGCTTTCTTCAAACATTAATTCGGGGTAATCAATTCGAGGTTTTATGTGGTGAACTTGTAATTCTGAAGAATTAACGATGCTATATTTGATTAGGCACCGTTGGCAGCAACCTTTGTCTCTGTGGATGATGAGACTTCTTAATTTTTTCCAACGTGCAGTGGAAAGGGGTTTTAAGTATTCTTTATTCTTTTGATAATATTTACGTTGATATTGATTCCGATTTCTGTTTTGCTTGCAAGGGCAAGTTTCATTTGAACCAATAATCTTCCCGCAATTATTACATATTTTCTTCTTCATAATCATCTTCCCAATCGTTTGGAGAAAGATCGTCAAAGTTTAAATCATCAGGTTGAATACCACAATAAGAGCATTCATAAATGACTTTTTTCTTTTTCCGATATGTAATAATAGGAGAATTACATTTAGAACAGATTAATTTAGTTCGATTATCTTTCATTTATTCATATTGATCTCCTTTTTTGAAGCTCAATATCTCGAACAATACTGTTTTATGTCTCTAATATAAATGTACACAAGTCGAAAATTCTAAACAGTTTTTATTGAATTTTTTAAATAATTTATTAAATAGAGTGTACGAACCTACGTTTGCGTTTTATAATTTTAAATGTAAGTTACTCAACTACTAAATCGGAGGGGATAAGTTATGAAAACTGAAGCTTATTCTAAACTTGAAACGATTCTGGGGTCGTTAAATTACATTGAAAATGTTGAAGGAGTGGTTCATCCAGAGACTATTTATGAACAAATATTGGACCCGAAAGTTAAAATTGTTCAGGTGATTGATGGAAATCTCTTTAATTTAAGGTACTCTAAGTCTTATAAAGAATTGAAGTTTGTATTTGGAGATGTTCAAGAGCGAGAGATTGATTCTCATATAATTAACTGTTTGGATGTCATTTATAAGTCATTAAACGACATTGGGAGCCTTTTAGACCAACTTACCATAAATTCTAAAGCCAGCTAAAAGACCATATCAGACGATATGGTCCTTATTTATGCTTATTCTGACCTTTTTATTCATCTGAATTGAGGGATTTTTCAAAAAATGATCCTATTCGTATGAGCCTTTGGTGGTATAATATTAAATATATGTAAAGAAAAGGAGGTATTTGATTGTCTGTTTCGGATTTAATCCCATATCATTATGTAACCACAGACATTAATCATTGGTATGTTGTCATAAAGCAGGGTCGAGTTGAGAAAGCAAAAGAAATGAAAAGAAAAGTTGAAAAAGAATTCGATATGATGGAGAAAAATGAAAAAGTAGCAGTCTATCTTCAGCTATTAAAGCTGCGGCACGAAATAATGCTTTCGTATCTCGAACCTGACTCTGTTAAAAATATAGATGGTGTTTATGCTGATCTCAAAAAAACAAGGGAAAATATGGCCCCTGAATCCCTTACGAATACAATAGAGTTCTATTATAATTTTTTTACCGGTATGTATCACTTCAGAACAAGAGATTTAGTTATTGCCCTAACATATTACCGTGAAGCTGAAAAATATCTTGATTTATTAGATGAAAATGCAAATACAGATAAGGCCGAGTTCTATTTTAAAGTATCAGAGGTCTATTACTATATGAAAGAGACTCATTTCTCCATGAATTATGCTCAGCGAGCATACTCTATATTTAAAGAGCAAAAAGATGCTCAGGGTAATCTTACATATGGCAAAGAAATGGTCCAGTGTCAGTTTGTTATCTTCGGGAACTGGCTAGATAAAATGTGTTATGAAGATGCTTTAGAAACAGCTGAAAAAGCTTTAAAAGATGCCCTAGAAATAGGGGAGCAACATTTAATTGGTTCAGCTCATTTTAACGTGGGATTATGTTATAATAACCTTGAAGAACTTGACAATGCTGAGAAACATTTTCAAATCGCCTATGAAATTCATAAGGATCGAAAGCACATTTATGAGTCAAAAGCGATTTTTAATCTGGCATATGTCAAAGCAAAGAAGAATGATTTAAAGGCTGCATTAGAATTATATCAGGAAGGTCAGAAGGTTGCTGCCCGGCACAACAACCAGGAAGTAACCGAGAAATTAAAACTGGTTAAAGGCCTTTATTTATCATTCGACTTACAAACACTTAGAGAAGTGTTCAAGTTCTTCGAAGAGAAAAACCTTTATGGTGATATGGAAGAATACGCTGTTGCTGTTGCTGATTTTTTGACCAACAAAGAAGACAGACATGATGCGGTCGATTTTTATCAAATGGCAATTGAAGCACGCAAACAAATTCAAAGGGGGAAGCATTTAAATGAAAAAATGTAAAATTGCAATTTGTTTAGCGCTCTTGCTTGGCATTGTTGGAGTATCTAGCGCTTCATATGCTCTTTCTGAGCAGTCCACTTATAAGGTCGCAGATAGAGCAGCAACTTAATATGATAAAGGAAAACCCCATTTGGAAAGTCCAATGGGGTTTTTATTTTATCAATTTAATATTTATACCTGGGTTTTCATTTAAATCATGCACTGCATTAATAAATTCGTCAGTATTCATAGGTTGAAAATTAAATTTTCCTTTTCCATATTCTTCAGCTGAGTCTGAAACTGCAAGAATGGTGCTACCACCTAATTCTCCTTGTAATGAATCAAACCATTCTATTGATTCATTAATACCCTCAACATAGAACTTCATTACAAACAAGTATACCGTATTCATGATTACATTCATTCTTAGAGCTAATCCTTTAACCGGTATACTTTCTTCCATATTTTTAACTTCTTCTTTAACAGTACCCCATTTTTTATAGCTTAATAAATAACTTTGACTCATGGTTATATGGTTGCCTTGTTCATTGCTGATTAAATTAGAAATAGGGATCCCAAAATGTTGAGCCAGGTTCCTTAATTTATATAAAAATCTATATTCAAAATAATTATCATATATAACTGATAAAAACTCATCAAATTCATCTTTGACTTTAGAATCAAAGGTTTTAGACAACGAAGAAGGAATATGATCAATGTACGTCCTAATCATCGATAAGTAATTCATAAATAACCTATTGGCTTCAAATACAACATAATCTGGGCTTCCTATTTCTGACGGGTCTTTATCTTTAATCGTATCTAAAAAATGTTCAAATTCTTCTCCATTTCTTACAATTAGATTATATAAATTCTTGTTATTTATATGTAGCCCAAGGTACTTTCTGTACTGAAAATATTTTTCTTGTTCTTCTTGAGTGAAGTCTCTTTTAATATCAACTTCGTGTTCTCCTTCTTTTATTGTCTTAATAGTCCCAATCCTATAATACAAAAATTTTCCCCCTCAACTAGGTTATTTTCTCTATATGTTTATTATATCCATCTAACTATTATTCTATAACAAAGAATGACAAAATTCTTGTTCCTTCTCCTAAATTTCAACACAATTTGGGCGTTTTGGGATGGTTGGTGTGAACGGACCTCCTCCAGTTATTCCTGTCGAGACCGATTTTTTTCCCGAAAGGGTAGGCGGCTACTTTTTCAAACCTCGATCCAACTCTCGGAGCAGGCGGCAATCATTTTCAACTCCACCCGAATTTTTCGTGTGTGAATTTTCCTCACTCTTGTTTGATTTCTCCCTACCAATTTACGTTTCACCATTCTCAGATATAAATATATTGCACAACTCAATAATCACGGAGACATTTGAAGCTGAGAGTTCACTCCTTTATCAAATAACTCCAAGGTTATCTCGCCGTTGCAAATACCATTAAGCAATTAATGGTGGTGAAGATTCTTCATCTTCGCTGGGATCGATGGATAGACTAATCAATCGTCATTGACCATCCTTATCATTGACTTGCAGTTGATTAGTAATGTTATCCGTTGTCATGTGCTTTAAGTGTTTGAGCCAATAAGAATTAACTTATAAATCAACACTGGAGAAGAACGTATAGTTGTTTAGATGTGGTCGTAAGAATTCTAAACTTAATCTTCATGGATGCTTACGAATAGCTATGGTCTTTATATATCAATTAATTATTAATGAATAAATTAAATAATAAATTAAATAAACATATGAGAAATTACGTAAGTAATTTCGAATAGACAATGCTTTAGCATTGGCATATTAAATTAATTCGCTAATGTGGTTTACGTTTTAATAGAGCCAGATATAATCATACCAATTATCAGACATTTCTAAAGTGGTGTTGTTAGATAACCAATTCAGCAGCACCACTTTCACTCAACTACTACATACATTAATCGGAGGGAGATATGATGTTTGAAGACTTTATCATTACTAATCACGTAATACAGCGATATGAACAAAGAGTAGGCGAATGCCGTAAAAATATTGAAAGTAGGATTAAGCGTGATGTAAGAAACTTAAATATAAAGCAGATAGTGAATAACGGTAATGTGAGGCATATCTTTACTAGAAATAGTAAGGAATTCATCTTTGTAAAAGAAAGAAATCGCTGGATACTTACAACCGTTATTAAACGATCTCGTAATAATAACCATGAAGCTATTGAGAAAAGAAAAAGGATGGCAAAAAGAATGGCTGCATGTGTATAGAGCTAGATTCAAATATCTAGCTATTATTTTTGCAATATTCTGTAATCAATGTGTACGACTCAAAAAAGAAGTGATAATATTATTTCGTTACTCGAAATAAATAAAGAAAAATCGGAGGACTCAACTACTATGATGAAGAAATACGTTGAAATTTTTAAGGAGATTAAAAATGAATCAAGCCGAAAAGGAAAAGAAGAATTACTAAGAAAATACGAAAATGTTGAGGGTTTAAAGGAGATTTTCAAGTTTGTTTACGACCCACTTGTTAAAACGGGTTTAGCAAAAAAGAAGATCGAAAAAGAAGTTTGTTTGCCGACTTATACTCAACTTGAAACCATCTTTGATGCTATGGCTTACGTAATTCTTTACAATACCGGATCTGATCAAATAATCCAATCAATTCAGATCTTTTTAAAGCAACTTAAAACAGAAGAAGAACGGGAACTGGCCAAATCTATATTAACAAAAGATTTGCCGATTGGAATCTCTTCAACTACTTTGAATAAAGTATACGGTAAAGGGTTTATCAGTAAACACAAGGTTATGAAAGGTCAAAAATACAATCCTGAAAAACACCTTACAAAAGGAGAAGAGTTCATTGTCTCACTTAAAGTCGATGGCTTCAGATCAACAACGAAGAACTTGGAAGAAGGCAGCGAATTCATTACAACCACCGGTGCCAAATACGAAGGATTAATTGAACTCGAAGAGTTAATGAAAAAACTTCCGACAGGATTTGTTTATGAAGGAGAACTCGTAAACGTGAATAGAGATAACCTTTCCTCATCGGACTTATTCCGAGCAACTCAAAGTCGTTTGAAGAAACACGGAATTAAAAAAGACGTTAGATTTTTGTTGTTCGACATGATTCCAATTGATGATTATGAAAAAGGTGTTTTTGATGTTCCTTACAAAACTAGACGCTCTTTTTTAGAAGAAACGATCAAGAAGTCTCTGCCGGCAGATTCGTTAATTTCGGTTGTTCCTAAATTCTATGTTGGAAATGACAAGGATGTTATTGATGACTTGTTTCTTGAAGCAATTGGCCGTGGGGAAGAAGGATTAATAATTCATTTATCGGATGGAATATTTGAATTGAAAAAGTCTCCTAGCATTTTAAAAGTAAAACCAGAAGAAGAAGCAGATTTACGTTGTTTAGATGTTGTGGAAGATATACGTGGAGGTAAATGTGGATCAATTATTGTTGATTACAAAGGACATCGAGTGGCCGTAGCTGGATTAAAAGAGAAATGGAAAGTTGATTTTTGGAAAGATCCATCCTTGGTGGTTGGGAAGATTGTTGAGATTAAATACTTTCAAGAAAGTAAAAATGAACATGGAGGTTTATCTTTACGGCAGCCTTCATTAAATAGAATTCGAGATGATAAAGATGAAGTGTCTTATTCATAACGTTATGGGCTTGGCTATGTGTCAGGCCTTTTCTTTGTAATCCAAATGTAATACTGTTTTGATTTACGAATTCATATTCATAGATATAAGTATAAAAGGTTCTGAAAGAAAAAGAATGAACCAAATAAAAACAGGAGGGCAAGAACCTATGAAAAAACTAATTGCCGTATCGACATTAGTAGTATCGATGCTAATTGCTTCTCCCACGTTTGCTCAAGAAGTGAAACCTGGGGACACAATGTCAAAAATTGCGAGGGAAAATAATATGTCTCTGCAAGAATTGGCAGAAGCTAACCCACAAATCAAAAATCTTTCTTTGATTTTTCCGGGACAAGAAATAAACACGAAAGTTGGAGTTGAAAAACATAAATCAGGGGTTTATGAGGGATATAAACATTTTACTTCAACAGCATATTCAATGGGAACTGTTACGGCGACAGGAACGAAAGTTCAAGAAGGTCGTACGATTGCAGTTGATCCAAGTGTAATTCCGTTAGGATCTAAAGTTGAAATTAAATTTCCTGAAGGATATGAACACCTTAATGGTGTATATACGGCCGAAGATACTGGATCAGCTATTAAAGGAAACAAAATAGATGTCTATTTAAATGCTAATGACAAGTGCATTGAATTTGGTGTTAGAGATATTCAAGTTAAAATCTTAAAGTGAAGGGAATAATAATAAAGGCTGCCATTTCACTTTCTACCTCGCTATAGCCATTGTTGGGAGAGAATATAACGGCAGTCGAAAGTATTGATGGTCCGGTTAATCCGGATCATTTTTTTATTGTATAATCTTTGATTTAAAACACCCAAAAAATAATGACCAACCAAGAGACCACTAAAGTTGCAATAAACCACTTCTCTTGTAGAGAAATTAGAGCATAACAGATATATGATATGGTCAACATCACAATAGAAGTAATCTTAACATACCATCCAATTGATTCAGAAGAAAACGCGTAAACAAATAAAGAGATAAGAACAAGAACCATAAATACATTTCCCACGGTCTTTAATATGCTCTTTTTGTCATCAAAATTCATATTTTCAACCTCCAAAACAGGGTTACCTGGTCTTAAATACTCCTGGGCTGGTTTATTCGCCCAAGCTGTGTTTGGAACATTCTATCACAAAAAACCAACACGATATTATTCAACAACACAATACTTAGCCTACGATAAAAAATATAGATATACAATCGTAGACATGTACGTATATAAAGATAGCAAGTATAGCAAACAAATAGGCTATGATTATAAAGTTTTCAGAACTCCTAGATAAACATTTGGAGTGATTAAAAGCAGACAGTTTATGTCTGCTTTTTGATTTTTTATTCCTCAGCTAAATTAGATACTTGAACCCTTCCGTTTTCAAAAATAAATATTGCTTGAACACTTTCATTCATCCCTTTTGTTTCAGAATATGAATCCTCAGGGAATGTTAACCGATTATTTTTTATCATCCATTCACTCATCCTTTTAAGACCTTCCTTATCAAGGACTAACAAATGGTGATAGTACTTTCCAAGTTCAAATTCTTCAAATGGGCCCAATCCTTGCTCCATAAAATGATCCCCATACTTTTCTTTGAAAAACTTTATTGCTTCTTCAACATTTTTAAATTTAGGAAAGCTTTCGAATTCTTTTCTTGTTATTCTCTTAATCTCCATAATTCACCTCATAATTCCGAGTTTCTTCTATTATATATCACAAATTCATACTCATATAGACATCATCAAGATCTTCTTGAGTAATCCCCAAATATTTCTTTGTAATGGCAATACTTGAATGATTCAAAGCCTCCATTATTAATGCCAAAGAGTATCCTTTTTTATATGCCCAATATCCCCATGTCTTTCTCATGCTATGAGTTGATACTGGCTCTTTAATTCCAATGTAATCTGCAGCTGAAGATAATATATGTGCAGCTTGTTGTCGAGAGATGGGTTTATTACCTTTTCTGCTGAAAAACAAATAGGATTCCTGGTCAAGCTGATATTCTTTCATATATTCTCTAATTGCTTTTTGGAGGTTCTCAGTGATCGGAAATCTTTTATATTTTCCTGTCTTTTCTTCATGAAGATAAATGAATTCTTTCGGCTTTCTTCCATCCCAAATATCTCCAACCTTTAATTTAAGAATATCACTAATTCTGAGGGCAGAACTTATTCCAACCATGAACATTAAGTAATCTCTTTTGCTCTTTTCTCTCAAATACATTTTTAGTAATTCCAGTTGTTTTTTGTCTCTAATGGGACTCACCATATTCAAAATGATCACCTTCTAACCAATATGACATATTATAAGATAATTATATGTTATGTAATATTCAAAAACAATGAAAAGTCGGCATCTCTTATAAACATTGATATGAAGGGATTTAACACTTTACATAATGTCATTGTGTAAGATTCATAGACTTATAAAATCCACCTTCCATTAATTTACATATGGAAAATTACGGATATAATCGTTATATAATTTCAAACATTAAATTAATTCAAAATAAATAGGACAAATTTATGGAGGAACAAATAAATGAGTTTTACATCACAGAGAAACTTTAAAGGGAGATTAGATGGAACGACAGTTCATGAAATTAACAAAAAAATTGATTTTGAAAAAACAACATTAGAGGAACGGAAAAAAGTTGTGGAAGAGATCCTAAATGAGACTAATTTCTATTCCGAGTATTTTGATGGTTATTTTAAAACAGGGATTACAACCAAAGACTTTTTATCCCATCAAAACAATGTTTGCAAATCACTAGATCGTATGGCCACATATTTATTAACCAGTGATGAAATTAAGAAAGAAGAAGAACAAGAGAAAACGGAGTACATTTTTTATTCAGATGAACGGTACTTTCAAAAGAAAGTTGAGAAAGAACAATCTATAGAATCATTGACGAACTCAGATAGCAATGATTTTTCCGAGAATGTTATTCACTTCTTGAAAAAAGAAGAAAGAAACAAAATTCTGCTTAGACCTCAATCGATTACAGCTTCAGATCTCGAAAGAGATGATTGGTTGGGGGAAATTTTAAGAAGTTATAAGCCATTCTATGATTTCGTAACACAAAAACTGAAGAATAAAGAAGGGAACCGGTTCATTTTATCTCGCATTAAAGGTCAGCTGCAGCACGATATGATTTATTCTAAAGATACATTGTTAGGCGTGTTCGGTTATAACCTTAAATACTTCTCCCAGAGTACAGAATACGATATTGATGTATTTGACTTCACAAATCCTCTTCACTTAAAAGGTGATGTAGTCGAAACAGAATCAGGAAAAACCATCTCAGCTAAAGGGTTATTATTCTTAAAACCAGATTTTGATCCAAATGATGATTTCAGCTTCATCTTATTAGATTTAAAATCGACAATCGAAAAAGCTGAACTCACTGACTTCGAAAAAGAAGTCTTAAGACAAACCCAAAATGGATTAACTCAAGAAGAAATAGCTGCGAATTTTAACACATATCAAATGAAAATATCTCGAACAATCGATCGTATTGTTAAGAAGGTCGCTGCAGTTGGAGATAAATACGATTCAGAAGAAACAGAGGTCTAAGGATCTCTGTATTTTTCGTTTGAATCAGAAAATATTGAGAACAGGAGACTGAATCTATGTTTAAGTATGGACTTGAAGCAGAATGTCATAATGCTGTTATAAAAGGCAAAGATGGCAAAGGGCACATTGATTTTTATTTGGCCAAGTACGTTACATTTAAACTCATCGAAAGAGATCCATTTATTAAACCAATTGAAATCCTAAATTTTATTTGGAAGCATTACTATCCAGGAGAGATTACCCGATTTCTCAATAACGCAACAAAACACTATGGAGATAGGGGCGAAGTAGAAAGGAATTACATCAAGTATTTCTTTCAAAGAATAGGACGGCCGATTTTTCAAGAGATTGTCGTTAGAAACCTCGTCAACAGCTGCCTAATGTTTTGGTTTGAAATTCCCTCATCAAAAGAAGATCGTAATTCGAAAATTGATGGAACGGTTCTTCATTTAAAAGACTCCAACATTTCTATTCCACTTCAAATTAAAAATCACAGACATATGGATTCTAAAGATCAGAAAGAAAAGCAAGAACAAATTAAGTGTTACGGTAGACCAGCTGAATACCTAGAGGTCCATTTCTTTAATGATGATATGGTCAATGGAGAATTATATTGGATCGAAGGAGACATAAAAGTTCTATTTACAAACAGAGGTCTTGATAAAACGTCGATACAGTCCTTTGAAACAAAAATATTAAAAGAAATGGCCAAAAAAGCTGAAAATCAATTTACGTTTTCAAAGGCACAGATATAATAACAAAAATTACCGTGAGGTGATAATAAGTGAGCACACCAGGTTACGAAGCTTTAACCAGGAAGGTTAAGAGTTTTCGTGAGAATCTATCGACTCGAACTAAAAATGATAAGACCTGGCTCTTATATGAATCAGTAAATGAATTAAGTGAAGAAGACCTTAAAGACCTTGGTTTAACGATTGTTGATCTGGCTGAAATAGTCAGCAATGAAATAGATCAAAACCCCTTTACATTAAAGAAAGAACATTTAGTACATTGAGGAGAATGATCATGAAAGAAGAAAAAGGTTTAGACTATGCCAAATCTCAAGTTGAAGAGTTTCACCGAGCATTCCATCACCCAATCTCAGAAAAACCAACATCTATTCCTGAAGATGTTGCTTTGGCCAGAACCATCTGGACGGCTGAAGAGTTAGTTGAATTCTTATATGCAACAGCAGGTGGAAACAAAACAAAATTTTATGGGTTGGTAACAGAGTTAATCCGGGGAATTACTGCTGCAGAATCTAAAGTGATTAAGAAAGGTCCGGTTGAGGATATTCTTGTTGACCAAATGGATGCATTAACTGATGTTAATTATTTTGTTCAAGGATCATTTGTCGTTGCTGGAGTTAAACCACAACCACTCTTTGATATTGTTCAAGACGCAAACATGGCCAAGTTATTTCCGGATGGTAAACCGAGATATGACTTAGGCAATAGTGGAAAGATACTTAAACCGGAAGGTTGGCAACAACCTGAACCAAAGATCAAAGCAGAAATTGAAAATCAAATCAAAAAATCGGAGGAACACTAATATTATGCAGAAGGTAAATTTCAAAAACTTGACTACTACTGAATTAAACGAATTTATTTCCAAAGCAGCAGAAGAACTCACTAAGAGAGCTAATAAGTCACCTAGAGTTATTACTGCTAGAAAGAAAGTTATTGAAGATGCTAAGTCAGACCTTGAAAACTTAAAAGATTCCACTATGTGCGATGGATATGAAGTTGGATCTTATGCTACTGTTCCTGAATACCACATCAATAGAAAAAAACGTGTCGTAACAGTTCTATTAAAAGGTTATAGGTCTGGAAGAATTTACGCAAAAGGTATTGCTAAATGTGATCCGAGAGATACCTTTAATGAGCATATTGGTAAAGCGATCGCTTTATACCGGGCTTTATCTAAAAAAGTTCCTACAAAGTACTTAACAGTTGAAAATCCTGTGGAACCAGAGATTGGAGATATTATTCTCACATCTTATCCGGAATTCGAAAATGAAAGAATTAAAGTTGTGAAAAGCATGAGTGAAGCGATGGCTGATGATGCAGCGATGTTAAGATCACCGGTTGTTAAGAATTTTACGTTTATCGTTGACGATTCAAAATCAGCATAATAGGTCGCTTAGGCGGCCTCATTACTTGGAGGAATACAAATGAAACTTAAATATGTTAAATCCTTATTGGCAGTAGTCGTTACTTTCGGTTTACTGTTGCCACCTACAATATCAGAAGCAGCTGGCTTTAGTGGTGGAAGTGCCAGGGTTTCTTCATCATTTTCTTCATCTAAATCCAGCTTCAGTAGTGGTAGTCGGAGTTCTGGATCATCATATAGTGGAAGTTACAAATCCAGTTATTCTAAACCAAGTTCTAGCTCGAGCTCAGGATCAAGCTCGAGTTCGAGGAAATCTAGCTTTAGTTCTAGCTTTAAATCATTCTTTGGTGGATCATCTAAAAAATCTACAAAGTCGGATAAATCAAAATCAATTTCTTTAACAAAAAAATCTTCAAATAAAACAAAATCAACACTATCTAAGAAGAGTTCTGCTAAAAAATCATCAGGGTCGTTCTCAGGCGCTACATCAAAGGTAAAAGGAAAAACCTATAGTGGAAGAACCACAAAAGCTTATGTTGGTGGCAGAACCGTTTCTGTTAATCATTACTACAATGCAGGATTTTCTCCTTCAGGTTGGTTTGGATATTATAACGGTTTTACGATGGGAATGTTCATGACAAGCATGATGCACCCCTGGGGTTACACCTATCATCCAGTCGGAGGACCAGGTTATGTTTCCTATGGAGCTTCACCTATTGCCTGGATCGTTGATGTCATCGCTTTGATCATTATTTTAATCATTGTCATTGCTATCATCCGTGCTTACAAATCATCTAAGACTTACAAAAGGAGATTTTGATTATGAGATTAATATTAAATGAGCAAGAAATTGTAGATGGAATTTGTGTTTTTATTTCAAATGACGCAGCCATTTCTCCAGAAGATGTTGAAATAAAAGAACTAACATATAACAATCACAAAGGGTTTATTGCTGAGGTTCGTTATGGACCTTTAAGAAGACAATTTCTTGGAACAACTCAGATCTCGGAAGGCATTATTCAGTTCTTAGAGGAATACCACAACTTCAATCCAGATTTGACGGTTGTAGAGTTGAAATACGATGAAAAATTAGGATTTCATGCTGAAGTCTTGGTAAACGAAGGAGAAGATCAATGCTTTCATTTATTATAACGTTTATTTGCTTCTTTTTATCCTATGGTATTGGATATTTAGACGGAAAATCAGAGGATTAAAGCTAAATTCAGATATAAAATTCAGATTTTATGCTGATTAAATGGTCTTAAAATTCACAAAAAGTTTGTTCTTTTTTACAGAAATCGACATTTTTCCCCACCAAATACATGGTAAAATTTCCTTGTCCTGTTTTGTAATCAGGAAAATAAAAAGGTGGGGAGTGTTGAAAATGTTCAAATCAAAACTGAAAAAAGTTGTTGGAATGGGTATCATTACCACTGGTTTATTTATTTCTGCTTTGCCTGCAAGCGCTATTACAGAGTATGTATGGATTAGAGATGTACCTGAATATCAAGACGCTTATGACTTTGTATTCGATGCCAATAAAAAAGAAGTTACTCTTTACTTCAAAGGTAAAGTACCAAAAATCGTTAAATGTGACAAAGTTCAAAATGGTATGTGTTATGTGAAAGTCGAGAGATAAAGATAAACAGCAAAAAGTGTGGGCTTAACGCCTACACTTTTTTTATTTGATCCGATTTAGATTTACATTTTCAACTCTCACGATATAAATACAATGATTCCACATAAAGAAACATAAGTTGGTTTAATTACATCTCTATTGAACATATAAGCTAATGGAACTTTGATGATTATTGAAAAAAATAAGTAATAAATTATTTATTTTTTGATTTACGTTTCTAAAACCCAAGATATAAAAGATATGTAATAAAAATCACTCATAAATCGGAGGAAATTCTTATGTTAAATGAAATCGAAAAACTCTACGCTTATCTTCAATTTCGCCAAGCTGGTATGGATCAAGATGAAGCTATGCAAGCTATCGGTGATTTAGAATTTCTTATTCTTATGGACCAACTTAAATCAATTCTTGATGAAGTTCAGGAAGAAGTTACAGAGGAATCTGAAGCATCAGAAATTGAAGATCTATTGAAGGAAATTTTCTCGTAACTCATGGGAGTCTTATAAAAATAAATAACTCAACTACTATCAAATCGGAGGAAAATCACATGGAAAATAAAGAATTAAGACAACTTCAAAATAATGTTCAAGTAATCGGCACCCTTAAATCGAAAGATTTAGAGGTCAAAACAAGTAAAAAAGGCAATAAGTATATGTCTGGTAACCTGGTTGTTCTTTCAAAATTTGATAACCATGTTCAGGAAATCAAAATTTCAGTGTTTATGATGGAATCATCAAAACTCTTTAAAGGCATTGAAACTGTAAAAAATGAATACAAAACTATTGAAGATGATGGGGCAGATGCAGCCGATCGAATTGAAGTTAATGGAGAACTTACATTAAATGAATACTACAATGCTCAGGGAAACCTTGTTCAGTTTAATCAAGTTAAAGGAATCTTCTTTAACCGTTTAGATGAAACAAATGATCGACCAGATAAAGCAATCGCAACTATTGATACGGTTGTTCAAGGATTTGAACCTGTTATTAAAAATGACCTTCCAACTGGAGAATATAAAGTTAAAGGCTTCACTGTTGGTTGGGGGAATGAAGTTATTGAACTTAAAAATACAATTGTTGGTGCCGAACTTGCTGAAGCATTTATGGATTTATACCCTGTAGGTTCTACTGGCCAATTAAATTTCAAGATTAATAACTATGCTGTTGTTGACGAAGTTAAAGAATCAAACCAAGTTTCACATGGCTTTGGATCTACTGAGAAAGCTGAAGCTCGTCAGGTAACAAACTATGTAAATAATATTGAAGTAATTGGTGGAGAAATTCCTTACTTTGGTGATAAAGCCTATACAGAAGAAGAAATTGAAACAGCTCTTCAAATCCGCAAACTTAAGCTTCAGGAGCTTTCTCAACCAGCTGAAGATACACCACCAAGTGGTTTTGGTTCGAACGGAAATGATCTTCCTCCTGGATCTCTGCCAACTGGAATGGAACCACCACAAGATGATAACCCATTTAGTGATGCTCCAAATACAGATGATATGCCAGATTTTTAATATTTTAATCAGGCCAATGAGAAGAAATTCTCGTTGGCTTCTCTTTGAACAAATATGAGACGAGGTTGATAAAAATGAAACTATACTTAGCTAACGGTTTATTTGGAATCGCAGACCGAAATTTTAACGATACATTAGCAGCAAAAATCAGAGAAGAAATCCCTGAACTTGAGGTATATCTCCCACAAGAGAATGTTGTTGTTAATGATAAAAAAGCAAGTGCAACAAGTACACAAATCGCCGATGCTGATACAGAACACCTCCTATCAAGTGATATTTTAGTTGCCGTTTTAGATGGGGTAGAAATTGATTCTGGTGTTGCTGCAGAGATTGGAGTTTTCTCAACAACTGGACGACCTATCCTTGGTTTGTATACTGATGTTCGGCAGTTAGGAAATGACAATGCTAAAAAGGTTCTAACATTAGTTGATGATATTACCGAAAACCAATTCCAATATCGTAATCTTTATGTTATTGGCTTGATCAAGAAAACAAATGGTGGAATATTCTCTACCGTAGATGATTTAGTAGCTGCTTTAAAAAAGAAAACTGATGAATTAAAAAAATCAGTTGAAAAAGAGGTGGCTCCCCAATGATAAACTTTCTATTGAATTGGCTGCCAGTACTAGGAACGGTGTTCCTGACAATTTGTTACCTACCTCAAATAAGAAAAACGTATGTAATAAAAGACGTAAATGGTATGAGCGTATTATTCTGGCTTTCTCTAAATGTCGCTTTGATCTTTATGCTCGTTAATGCCATTATGATCTTTATCAAGTTCGGTACATGGGGGACTATGATTACTGAAGCCTTAAATGAAGCTCTTGCTTTAATTATGTTGATCATGGTTCTGAAATATAGAAAAAACTCTTCATATGTTGTTCCCCAGGCATTAATTACAGCTGAATGGTTAAAGCAAAAGTTTAATGAAGAAAACGACAAGAGACAAGGATAATTCCTTGTTTCTTTTTTGTGCTTTAATTTACGTTTTTCACTATCCAAATAGAATACAAAAGGACTTGAAAGAAGACGGAGGTTTATAGATGAAAAATCCATATAAAGTTGGTGATAAAGCAATTATAATCAGACAATTTTGTGGCCATGAATTTGAGATAGGTGAGATTGTTACCATCTTACATGATGCTGGTCACTCTGATTTTTTCCAAGCAAGTGATGGGAAAAATACCTGGTACGTTTCAATAAACGAGCTTTATCCATATGAGTTGATAAAGAAAAAAATACAGGAAGAATTTAAAAAAACGCCGGCAAAATTTATTAATTAATTTACGTTTTCCAAGAACCAGATATAAATAAAAAGTAATCACATTAAACAAATCGGAGGAACTCAACTATGGCAATTAACTTATTAAATTTAGAGCCGATTAAGGCAAGTACGGATTTAGCATCCTACACTTCATTTATTTATGGTGTTCCTAAAATCGGTAAAACATCTTTTGTTCATAAGCTCTATGGAGATCGAGTTTTGTTTATCGCCACAGAAAAACGGCATAAAGTGCTTGTTGGTGCCAATGTTCAATACGTTTCAAACTGGATTGAATATCTTCAGGTTTTAGCTCAGTTGCAGAACAAAAAAATTAAAGAACGATACGATGTTGTTTGCATTGATACGGTAGAAAACCTTTACGCAATGCTTGAAACATATATCCTTTCAAAGTATGACAAAACAGAGTTCGGCCAGGTTGAATGGGGAAAAGACTGGGTTGATCTTAAAAATGATTGGAAGAAAAATCTTCAGCAAATTGAACGACTCGGTTACACTCCTGTGTTTATTGCTCACGCAACTCAAGTCACAACTAAGATTCCTGTTTCAGGGGTCCTTCAAGAACAGGTAAACGACACTATGACTCTTGTAACTGATAAAAAGACCAAAGAACAATACTATCAATTTGAAAAGTATGTTCCGGATCTAAAAGATAAAGTCATGGCTCCAATCAATAAAATGGTTGATAACATCTTGTTCATGACAGTTACAACTGATGAACACATGAATGAACATCGTGTAATCCATCTTCGAGAAACACTTCAATGGCAAGCCGGTTCAACATTTGAAGGTATTGCTCCAGTAATTCCTTTGGATGCTGAAGCATATAAAAAAGCCGTTACTGATGCAATTAATCTAATTGATCCTTCTCAATTGAAAGAAGAAAAAGAATCAGTTGGATTACAAGAAGAACAGCTGGATTATGATGCTCTGATGCAAGAAGCTCGTGAGCTTGGTGTTCAGTTCCATAAAGCAAATCGTATGGATGAAGTTAATAGAATTGTAGATGAAGTATTTGGAGCCGGCAATAAGTTAACCGATGCTTCCAAAGAACAAGTTCAGCCGTTATTCGTTGCAATTCAAAAAATGAAAGAAATTCTTTAATAATTGCGAGGGGATGATTATGTCGTCCTCTCTTGCTTTAACTCAACTACTGCAAGAAAGGAAATAGGTTATGACAGTTGTAATTAAAGACAAGAATAAAAAACGTGAACGACGAATGGAATTTGATAGAGAAAGATTGATTTCATTTATTAAACGTGGATTCGAAAATATTGAGGTTAATCCAACCACAAAAGAGAGTTACATTTCTAAAGTGGTCCGGACAATCGAGAGAAGAGAAGAAATCGAATCAAAAGATATTACGAAAATTCTCATTCAAAATGCTTTGGTTCTTACAAATGACATTAAGAATGATTCTGGATACGTGTCGCCTGATTACCTTGTAAACACTAACTGGAATAGATTTGCCCGTTATGTAAAGCTCCAAGAGTTATATAAAAGAGCTTCTAAAAATAGATCTTATGATTCAAAAGAGAAGTATGGTGATTTCTATGGTCTTATCGTGACTCTCACCGAAAAAGGCTTGTATACTCCCGATATTCTTGCTAATTACACGCGAGAAGAATTAGTTAAGGCCGGAAATTCAATTGTTCCCGAACGTGATGAATTATTTGATTTTGCAGGGCTTCATTCACTATCTGGTCGCTATTGTGTTAAAGACTTTGACAAATCAGTTTATGAATTGCCACAAGAAAGATTTATGATTGCTGCCCTTCACCTGATGATGCCAGAGGAAAAAGACCGAGTGGAGAAAGCAATTGAACTATACTGGGCGCTTTCTAACCTTTACCTTACACTTGCTACTCCAACTTTAATGAATGCTGGCCGTGTTACCGGTGGTTTATCAAGTTGTTTTGTTCTAACAACTGAAGACTCACTTCGTGGAATTTTTGATGATAACACTGATGTTTCTACGTTCTCTAAAAATGGTGCCGGTATTGGTATTTATTTTGGAAAATTACGAGCAACTGGATCAGATATTCGAGGACATAAAGGCGCTGCCAGTGGAATACTAGGATGGATTAAACAACTTGATAACACGGCCGTTTCCGTTGATCAGTTAGGACAAAGACCTGGAGCCGTTGCTGTGTATCTAGATATATGGCACAAAGATATTGAAGACTTCATAGATCTTCGTCTCAATACTGGTGATAAATCAAAACGAGCTTACAACGTTTTCACTGGTCTCTGTATTCCGGATGAATTTATGAGACAAGTTGAAAAACGTGGTGACTTCTATCTTTTTGATCCTCATGAGATCAAACAAAAGATGGGATTCAGTCTTGAAGACTTCTACGATAAGAAAAAACTTGGTGAAAAAGAAACACCAAATCCAATTGATCATGCTTGGACTTACCACTATTACTTATGCGTTGATAATAACAATTTAGATAAGAGACGTGTACCAGCAATTGAATTGAAAAAGAGATACATGAAGGCTCAATTAGAAACTGGAATTCCATATATGTTTTATCGTGACACGGTTAACCGTAATAATCCAAACTCTCATTCAGGAATGATCTATTCTTCTAACTTGTGTTCTGAAATCGCTCAAAATATGTCACCTTCGTTTGTAACTCAAGAGACGATTAATTGGGAAACAGGAGAAGTAATCATTCATAAACAAATTGGTGATCTAGTAACATGCAACCTCAGTTCCTTGGTTGTTAATAGAACAGAAAAAGATGGAGTAACAGAGAGAGTTATCAAAATTCAAATGAGAGCCCTTGATAACGTTATTTCTCTCTTAAAGGTCCCTGTTCCTCAAGCTCAATACACAAATATGAAGTATCGTGCTGTTGGGGCAGGAGAACAAGGTATTGCTGCTTTATTAGCTCAAGAAGGAATCATGTGGGATTCAGAACAGGCTATTGAATATATCTCCAAACTTGAAGAAAAAATCATGTTGAATTGCATTAAAGCTTCAGCTTTATTAGGAAAAGAAAAAGGTAGCTATCCTGTTTTTGAAGGTTCGAAATGGCAAACTGGAGAATGGTTTGAAGAACGTGATTTAAACTCTCCCGAGTGGTTGGAAGTTAAAGAATTGGCTTCTAAGTACATGAGAAATGGATACCTAAGAGCTATTGCCCCGACTGGTGGAACATCAGTTATTGCTGGATCAACTCCAGGAATCGACCCAATCTTTGATGTTATCTACTTTGAACGAAAAAAAGACTTCCACCTTCCTATTTTGGTTCCGGAATTAAATCAAAAAACATGGTTCTTCTACAAACCAACTATGAAAATGGAATACGAAAATGAAAAACAATTAGCTCACCTTTGGGCTATTAAACACAACGCTGCTCGTCAAAAGTTTGTAGACCAAGCTATTTCTCATAACTTCTATATTCCTCAGGACATTAAGGCTAAGAATTTCTATAAGCTTCATATGGAAAACTGGAAAGCCGGTGTGAAAACTTCTTACTACACTCGATCTTGGGATCAAAAACATGAAAGTTCATGCCTGGCATGTTCAGCTTAATATATTAAAGAAGTGGGGGCGAAAGCTCCCTTTTTTGATTTACGTTTTTAATACTCCAGATATAAATATTAAGAGATTTTTATGAATACGGAGGAACGCTTATATGGAACAATTGACGAAACAAGTGAGAGTTTTTAACGAGAATTTACCTAACAAAGGCGAGAGAATGTTCGATGATGTAAGTGGTATTCTCTTCTGGGATGACATTATTAATCAAGTCTACTACGAACTTATTAAAGAAATGAGAGAAGTATTCTGGATTCCGGATGAAGTATCCATGAGTAAGGATAAAGTACAGTGGGCTACTGAAATGAACGAAATGGAACAAGAGTTGTTTTTAAATGCTATCGGAATTTTGGCTGTACTCGATTCTATTGCTACATATTTTGATAATGTTGCTGCATATTATATTAGAGATTCTGCAATTAAAGCCCTTATGGCTTTTGTAGCTGCAATGGAAACAATTCATAACGAATCTTACACATATATTCTAAGTTCGGTTAGCTCTAAAGCTGTCTCTTTAGATGTATTTGAACGACCAAAAAAGAACGAATTCATGATTAGAAGAAACAAGCTAATGATGGATCTGTTTGATGAGTTCATCCAAAATCCTACTCCGGAGACTTTTGCAAAAGGATTGGTTGCAATGAGTGGCCTAGAAGGTTTATGTTTCGTAAATGGATTTACACCGTTCTATCATTTTAATAGAAACGGAAAAATGTTTGGGACCGGAACTGTTATTCAGTATATTCAACGTGATGAAATGAAGCACTCTTACTTCCAAACAATCCTGGTACGTGACATTCTAACTCAATATCCTGAACTTAATACTGAAGAGTTTTCTGAGTTTGTATATGATTTCTTCACTGAGCTTGTACAACTTGAAAGAGAGTTCTGTGAGGATCTTTATAAAAACACTCCTGATATTGATATTGAAGAAGTAAAAGAGTACATCGGGTACCGGGCGAATTTAATTTTAGACAACCTGGGACTCGACCAAATATTCTCAGCAAAGAAAAATCCTATGCCTTGGATAACAGCTTTTGATCCTGATAATTTGAATAATACAAAACGAGATTTCTTTGAGGATAAAGAAGTAAACTATGGCAAAGCGAATGAACAAAAGAATGATTGGGATGACCTATGAGATGGGTTCGCTCCCAATTATTCTTGCTTCAAATACGGGTAACACTAGAACCTTTATTCCGTTTATCCAAGAGTATGCTAAAAGGGATCTGCAGGTTATTGAAGACTTTAACAATCCTTTCCCTAGTTGTAATAGTTTGGCTATTGGGGCATATACTTGGGGTAACGGAAAAATACCTAAGAGACTCAAAGAATATCTTATTGAAAACCATTTACAGCTGCATGGAAGAGAAATTTTTATATTTGGGAGTGGTAATTCAGTTTATCCTAAATTCTGTGGGGCAGTTGAGGGAATAAAGAAAATTTGTTTGGATTGTGGCGCTGATGTCATAGCTGCTTTTAAATTTGAACAGAGATTCAATGCTGAGAAACTAACTAAGTTAGAATTGAATAAATTAATAGGCAGCATTAAATATTGGAGTCGTTAACGGCTCCTTTTTTATTTAATTTTTTATTGAATTATGATTTACGTTTTTGTTTACCCAGATAAAATAACAAAGATTTCAGAAGGGAGAGATATTTATGTTTATTATTTATCTTTTATTTTTTTATTTAGCCATTCCTAGCATATTGATTAAGTTTAGCATATCACGAATTTTCCATTACAACATTGATTTCTGGGGTCTTTACTTTATCTTTATTGCACTATACTTCTTAAGAATTGTGTTTAAAAAATGACTAGAGGAAGTATTATTTTTGTAAGAAGAAAAGGTATCATTTCTAAACTGATTAGGTTATTTGATCATCGAGGAAAGTTTAGTCATGTGGCCATTGCTATATCTGATACAGAAATTCTAGAAGCCGATATAAACATTGTTTCAAGAGTTAAAAAGTTCAATCTCAAAGAATACTCATATTATGAGATTCTTGATTTAGGATTGAGTTCAGAACAACAGGAAAAAGTTGTTGAGATTAGCAAAGCGTATATAGGCAAGAAATATGACTATGCACAAATTTTTGGTTATATCATTAAAAACCTATTCCACCTCAAAGGAAAGATTTTATTCAACAATCCCAACAATTTAATTTGCTCGGAGTTAGTGTTTAATGTTCTAGATCACCTTGGAATTACTAATGATCTTGGGATCACCGGTGAGGTACGAGGAATTGATCTAACTCCAAATGAACTATATGATCTCCTCAAATATTTATCTAAAAGCATTGAAACGAGCCAAACCTAAAAAGTTTGGCTTTTTAAATACGAACATATGTACGTTATATTCCAGATATTGTATAATTTAAATGTAAGAGATAAATAACTTTAAGGAGAGAGACACAAATGCTCAACTACGCAACTTTAAAGCCAGGAGAATTGATTAATTTTAAGGAGGGCGTTGGCAGCACTTATGATCTTCTAAAGAAAGAAATCCAAGGAACTCTTGCTTTGACAAGCATTGAGGAGTTAGACGTGTGGTACGACGATGGATTTCTTTTAAAGGAAGAGCCCCCAATGCCATCCCTTATTATAAAAAACACCCCAAATCCATCTATCACCGATTGGGATGTAGTGATCTGTGGGAATATTATGTTCGCTTCAAGTAATGAAGACGGAGATACAATTAGTCTTACCGAGGAAGCCACAAAGATATTAAGCAAATTTAAACTGGCTTTGTTAGGAACCAACCCTGTTTGGGTTTATCACAATTATGAAGTGAAACAGTCATAATTCAACTTTAATCGACCGATTTAACCTAAGAAAATAGCAATCTCTTGCTATGATTCTACCAACCCCATCTTATGAGAATCATAGCAGTGTATGTATGCTATATGGTTATGACAAAAATCTCGACATTATTCCGATGTCGGGGTTTTTAATTATAAAATACTTATTTTATAATTAAATGAACCAGAACCGAGAAAAAATGGTTTTATATGTTAAGGATAGTGAAAATTAAAGAGGGGAAAACACTTATGGAATCACCAAAAAAATGGTTTGTTTTTAAATATGAACATATAGATTACTTAGACAATATCGAGCTTTTAGAACCCGACAGTAATAAAGCACTTTTAGATGAATTAAAGCAATTATTTAAAAAAGAAGGTTGGGAGGGTGACGGGGAAATCGGGCAGATATGGCTACCTCCTTTTGTGTTACATAAAGCTAACAGTTATGGACATTGGGTTTATCATGTGAAACAACAGAATAATGGCACGTCATTTCTCGCTTCAAGATTATTCCTTCCATTTGGGGAATTACTAAAGCAGAATGCCTCTAAACAAAATTTATCTATACCTGATGACGAAAATGAGCCTGTGAATAACGAAGGACGCAACATAATTCAACACGAGGTGGATTCTTTCAAGAAAGATCTCTTCTCTTACAAAGATAATATTGAAAAAGAATTAAAAGCAATTGATGAAATCTCAAACCAAAAAATAAAAGAAGAAATTGAAGAAAAAATACTCGGATACAATCAATGTATGTTAATTCAACTTTTGAATGACTTTATGGACAACTGCTACTTACAACTGTTAATTGAAGTATTAGAGAACGGTAATAAAAGCAAACTGAAGTTATCAAAGAAAAATGTTAAATTAGATCTGAATAAAATGGATGGAGATGATTGGCTAACAATCGCTAACATTATTAGTGATGTCTATGATGATTATAGACGAACTGGTTTTACAGATAAATTATCCAGACTAACAAAACCTTTAGATTATGAAATGAGTAAACAAGATAAAGAGTTAAGGCACGAAATAATAAAGCATGTAATCATTAGGAATTGTATTCAACATCATAATTGGAATTTAGACAGGGATTCATTAAATTATAGCTTGCCAAACGCAGATTCAATTGAAGTAATGAGTGATGAGAATTCAACAATAGAAATAAATAAGTATAAACGTATTAAACTTTCCAAAACAGAATTATATGAAATTATAGACAAACTCAATTCATTTGCTGAAACATTATCATCACGTGTCGGTGAAAAGATTAAAACCAGGTATAAACAAATTTAGCGGCCATATATTGGTCGTCTTTTTTAATTTCAAAAATTTACGTTTCAGGTGATCCAGATATAATAACAAAAAATAAAGGAGCATTTGAAAATGAGCAGCAGATTAGTTAAATGCTACGGAACATGTGAACAAAAACATCCCCAATCTATTATGCAAAAATTCAAAAGCAAAAACTACTGCCCTGCATGTTATAAGAAAAAAGTTAAAGAGGTCGAAGATCGAGAAAACCTTTATAACAAGTGTAAAGAAGTCTTTGGTATCTCTTTTCCTACAGGTTTAATGCTTAGGCAGATCAAACAGTTTAAAGAGGAACGAGGATACACTTACAAGAATATAGGTTTCGCTCTTGATTACATAGTAAGAATCAAAAAAATACAATTGGAATTAAAGTATGGTTTGGCTCTTATCCCCCACTATTATGATGAAATGATTGACTACTATAAGGATCTCAAAAGAAGAAGAGAGAATATGGTGGTTAAAAAAATAGAAACCCAAAAGGTTCAAATAAAGCCACCCTCCCTGTCTCAAAACAGATATAGAGACAAGAAATTAATAAACATGGAGGATTTATTGAAATGACAGAAGTTAACTCAGCTACTACTGATAATGTAATGAAAGCTTTAAACCCTACTCGTGCAGTCTATTCTGTTATAGGCTCACTTTGTAAAAACCCTCATCTTTTAAGAGATTCGGAGATTATCATTACAGAAAAAGACTTTGCTCATGAATTTCATCAAATTGTGTTTTCTTCAATATATAATATCGCTTACTCAAATTATGAAGTCACTAAGATTGATGAAATTGACCTCGATAATTACCTAGCTTCTTTTCCTCAGCACTATAAGATCTGGGAAAAAAATGATGGTTTATCTTATATAAGAAAATCAATAGCTCATGCAAATGAAAATACCTTTAAAAGCAGCTATGATCGACTGAAAAAGATTTCTTTATTAAGACACTACGTATTAAATGGAATTGATGTGACAGATCTTTATGATTGGAAGTCTACTGACTTAAAGGTTCGGAATGATGGAATGAAAAAAATAGACAGCATGACTGTTAATGAAATAATCGACCATTACACAATTAAGTTGACTAAGATTAAAGATGAATTTAATATCGGCCAAGAGACAAAAAGCTTTATGGCTGGTGATGACTTGGATACTCTTCTGGATGAGTTAGACGAAGATCCTGAGTACGGAAACCCATTCACGAACAAGTTCTATAACACAATATTTCGTGGAAAACGGAAAACAAAGCTTATGCTGCGTTCAGCTGGTACGGGGACGGGGAAAACTCGTCAAGCATTAGCTGATATGTGTAATGCTTCGTGTGACGAAATTTTTGATATTGACCAAAACAAATATGTAAGCAATGGTCCATCAATCCCTACCCTATTCATATCAACGGAGCTTGTAAAAAGAGAAGTTCAAACAATTATGCTTGCTTTCATTTCTGGAGTCGATGAAGACGTAATTAAAGATGGTAAGTATTCTGAAGTAGTTTTAAGAAGGCTCAAAAAAGCAATCGAAATTTTAAAGAGGGCTCCTATCTTCTGCGAATATGTAAATGACTTCTCAATTTCAGATATTGAAACAATTATTGAACGACATATTATTGAAAACAATATTCAAGAGTGTGCCTTCGACTATATTCAAATGACCCCGAAACTCTCCAGAACAATGGCAAGTGCGTTTGGGAATCATCTTCGGGAAGACCAGATTCTTCATCAGTTTTCATCATCATTAAAGATTCTTGCTGAGAAGTACGATATTTTTATTGCTTCTTCGACTCAGTTAAATAGAGGTTCTAAGGATATTGAAAATAGAGACCCTTCAGCCCTTCGTGGTGGACAAGCCACAGCAGATAAAGTTGACTTTGGCATACTTACATTTAGGGCAGGAGCTTCAGATCATCATAATCTAAAGCACATTTTGCAAACCGGTTTTACTAACAAAAAACCAAACTACTCTCATTGGGTTTATAAAAATCGTGGGGGAAAGTACAGTAACGTAATTATCTGGACTTACATGAATTTAGGAACTATGAGAGAAGAGCCATTATTCGTTACAGACTACGATTTTAATTTGCTAGATGTTCACCCAATGGATATTGAATATGCTATCGAAGCAACTGAAGATTCGGCTGAAGAAGTGCCCGTTTTTTAAGAGAAGATAATTCTTCTCTTTTTTACGTTTTTATTTAGTCAGATAAAATAACTTAAACAGGGTTAAGAGGTGAATTGGTTTGGATGCCAACGAAGTAAAACAATCCTTGAGTGAAAATGACATATTCACCTTACTTCAAGAGTTAGGAGCCCAACCAAAATTAAAAGGTTCAAATATTATATGCAAAACGATCTGTCATAACGGTCATAGTCATAAGCTTACCTACTATTCTAACTCTCATTCATTTTATTGCTTTACGGAATGCGGCCACATGGACCTGTACGGATTAATAGGGAAAATAAAAGGGTTAACTTTTTTTGAGTCATTTAAATTTGTTTGTCAGAGATTTGGATTATCATACGGAAATTCAAAATATGGCTCTGATAAAGTGGATATGTCTTTTTTTGAAAAGTTTGAGCCAAAAGATATGGCAGCAGAAATTAAGTTGTTAGATAAGAAAATCCTTGATTCTTATTATGACTACTATCATAAGTCTTGGATAGAAGACAACATTTCTCCAAAGACAATGAAGAAGTTTAATATTAAGTACTCAGTTTTAGATAACCAAATAATCATACCTCACTATGATCTTAAAGGAAATCTTGTTGGGGTCCGAGCCCGGAACTTAAATCAGGAATTAGTGAACTCCGGAAAAAAATATATGCCCGTGTTTTACAAAAATCGTTTTTTAAAGCACCCCACCGGCGCCTGCCTTTATGGATTAAATTTTAACCTAGAACAAATAACAGATTACGGAGCAATCATCTTGTGTGAATCTGAAAAGTCAGTCATGCAGATAGATACTATGTTTCCTGATATGTCTATTGCTGTAGCTTTAAGTGGGTCAACTCTCACTGATACTCAGTTAGAAATAATAAATGACTTAGGCATCGAACGAGTCATAATTGCACTAGATAAAGAATTCACAGAAGTCGGGAGTATCGAAGAAAAATACTACATAGAGAAAATCAATAGTGTTTTTATTAATAAGCTTAGTTCCAGGTTCGAAACAAGTGTGATGTGGGATGTTGAAGGTCTTCTCGATTTAAAAGACAGCCCTTCAGATAAAGGCCCAGAAACTTTCATGAAATTATTCCATAACCGAATCCTAGTAGCTTGATTTACGTTTTAAAAACCCCAGATATAATAACGAAGATTCAACTACTAGGAGGAAAAATTTATGAGAAGTGTTATAAAAATAGAGATCGATCGCCCTTTAAACAGTGAGGAAATTGAATATGTAAATAAATTATCAGCTGAAGAAAAGGAAGAACAAATCAAAAGAATGAATTATGCAATCAAAGATATGTTAGAGCTAGAAGGCATCCACCCTCAATTCCTGAGAATCACTAATAAAATTGTTGGTGAATCCAATGAAGATTAAACAAATCAGTTCTTACAATGGAGACATCATAGACACCATATTGAAGAATAGAAATATTAAGGATATTGATACATTCCTTAATCCTAACAGCAGCGAGGATCTTAATCCTTTTGATCTTCATAATATTGAACTAGGCGCGAATGTACTTCTTGCTCATTTGCTTATAAACGACCACATCGGTATTTTAGTTGATGCTGACGCTGATGGATTCTCGTCTGCATCAATAATCTATCAATATATAAAAAAAATCGAACCAGATTCGCATGTTTCATATTTTCTTCATGATCGAAAAGCTCATGGATTAACCGATGAAATTTCTCAAAAGATTGCTGACTCATCAATAGATTTAATTATTATTCCTGATGCAGCGTCTAATGATGTTGATGAACTTCAAAGGCTTTATTACATGGGAATTGACATTATCGTCCTAGATCACCATGAAGTAGATAAGATGCCGACGCACGGAATTTTAATTAATAACCAATTAGACGAGAATAAAAGCACTAATAAGAATTTAGTTGGTGCAGGTATGGCCTATAAGTTTTGCCAGGCCTTAGATAGGATTTTAGATACTCATTATGCAGATGATCTACTCGACTTAGTTGCTATCGGTCAAATTGGAGATACTTCAGATATAAGTGAAAATGAGGTCAGAAATCTAGTCTTCCGTGGTCTTGAGACAATCAATAATCCTCTGGTTAAAGTTGCTGTAATGGATGTTTTCGGAAGCCTAGAAGGCATTGCACCAAAAGATCTCTCTTTCTCTATCATTCCAATGATTAATGCTGTTGTTCGTGTTGGGACTGAAGATGAAAAAGACCTCCTGTTCAGAGCCTTAAATAAGATCGGTGATGGACGAGTTTGGAATGTAGAGAAACGGAAGAAAAATAAAAAGACCGGTAAATTCGATAAGATATTAGTTGAGCAAGATCTATATGAATATGCCTTTGATATGATGAAAAAAGTTAAGGGCCGTCAGAACTCAATGATTAAAAAGTCTTTAGAAAAACTTAGAAGCAGTACATACAATGAAGGTGGAATTTCAATTGCTTTACTTGATTCTTCCGATGAAGCTGCGATTACCGGTTTAGTCGCTAATAAAGTTGCGAAAAAATATCAGAAGCCGGCTTTAGTGCTCTATTATAAAGATAAGAAATATATTGGATCGGGACGTGGAGATGAAAAAGTTTTGTCTTCTCTTAAAGACTGGTGCAATGAAACTGGCTTAGTTGAGTTTGCTCAAGGACATGCCAATGCTTTTGGTATCTCTATCCCTGAAGATAACTTTGAGGAGTTCAAAAAAAGAACACATGAAGTTGAGCAGAATGAGTTTGTTTATGAGGTTGACCTCATAGTAAAGGAAAACGTTGATCGGTCTCTAATTGAAGATGTTACTGATAATAAACACTTATTTGGTGGGAAAGTTCAAGAACCCCTACTAGCCTTTGTCGGAATTAAAATTAATAAGAACTTTATCCGTCAAAAAGGTTCCATGTTAACCTTTTATGAAAATGGTGTTGAGTTTGTTATGTACGGAGCACCCGAAGGATTATATGAGAGTCTTAAAAATAATTTCGACAGGCAAATCACGATGGATTTCGTTGGTACCCCATCTGTGAACGTTTATGGTAATAAACGAACTCTTCAATTAGTATTGGTTGACTGTGAAAGAAATGAATCTGGCCAATATGATTTTATTGAGGTACCTGACGAAATTACCGCAGAAACTATTATTTTTTAGGTACAACAGTTATGACAGTCACAACGTCAGCCATAACAGTTACAGCAGTAGTTGTAATTGTTATGGCTATCTTTATTTACCGAACTGCCACCATTTTTTCTTCTTGTTGTTTTCTAAGATCAATTGTTTTAATTCCTGGGTTTCTCTAATTGACTGCAGTAATAACTTGTCTCTATCTGTAGAGCCACTTTCTAAAAGCTTTTGAGTTTGATTTTGGCTTTCTAACAGCTGGTCTATTTGTTTCTGTTGGTTTTTTATAATTTCATGCATTTGTTCCATTGTTTCTTTCATAACTGTTATATCCACCGGTGGTTCTTCAAATTCAGTGGCGACAGCCGACTCTTTCCACACAGTTACATCAGTTATAGAAGATATAACTGTCTTAACAGCGTCTACAACTTTTATTCCTTTTTCGTTTTTAATCTGAATCAGTCGCTTAAAAATCTCCAAATCTCTCTCTGAGAAGATTACTTTTCCTGTGCGACTTCTCGTAAATCTGTATCCGTTCTCTTCTATCAAGAGATAGTACTTCTTAATAGTTGATGGAGATAACCCAAGTTCTCGGGCTACATCATCGACACCAGCGAAAACATTCATAACAGTTATAACCTCCGATTATAGTAGTCATAACAATCATATCATAGACAAAATAGCTTTTTAGAAAAAACGTAATAAAAGTTTCGACATTAATTTACGTTTTCGAATCACCAGATATAAATAAAGAGAAAACACCATATTTAAATCGGAGGAATAATTATGACTCAAACTACTAAATCATTATCTCCAGGCAAGAAACAACATGTTTACATTGCTGCGCCATTTTTCAAGCCAGATCAAATCACTCGTGTTGCTTTGGTCGAGACATTACTTGAAAAACATGGATTAACTTACTTTTCACCAAGAAAACAATCAGCAATCGGCCCAATATCATCGCCTGAAGTTCGCAAAAAGTCTTTTGATATGAATGTAAGAGGAATTGAAGAATCAGAGCTTGTTATTGCCATCACTGATGATAAAGATATGGGAACCATTTTTGAAGCCGGACATGCTTATGCATCAGGTGTTCCAGTAATTTATGTGGCCTTCACACTCGGTAAAGATGGAATGTTCAACTTAATGCTAGCTGAGTCCGGAAAAGCTGCGTGTAAAACGGTTGAGGAATTGGAAGCTGCCATACTTGGTCAAGAAATCTATTATGAAGGTTTAATTGAATAATTTATTTAATAAATTCAATAATTAATATCAAAAGATAACTGATTAAATAATTTTTTATTGGTTTTATTCAATAATCATCTATCAGTACATATGGAGGAACCAACATGAAAGTAATTAAATTTAAACAAAATGCTTGCCGTCCTTGTCAGATGCTTGAGAACTTCCATACTTTTGAGCTGGGAGTCGAGCCAGATATAACTTATAACCTTTCAAATGGTGATGATGAATCAATAAATGCTGCTATGAAGTTTGGTATTATGGCAGCCCCAGTCTTGGTACTTGTTGATGATGATGAAAATGAGATTGAAAGAATCGTTGGATTTGACGGTAAGCAAGATCTGATTCGAGATATGTTCTTAAAAGCAGGAAAAATCGAGGGATAACATCCCTCGTAACTTTTATAACAGATATAACTTAACTCAATTACTCACAAAAAGGAGACACAACAGTTATGACTTACTATAACCGTGGAAAAGTACGGACTTTAGGAGATACACAAATCTTAGGACTTGGAGAGATTATCCGATACAATAATCGTCCGAAAATCAAACATGAAAATGTTGCTGAACATACGTTTTACGTGATTACAACGGTCCTGAAGATCTGTCAGATGTACAACATTGATGATTATATTAAGCTCAAAGCTTTAGAGTTCGCTGCAGTTCATGATATTCCGGAGATTTTCTTAGGCGATGTACCATATGATACGAAAGTGGACAATCCCGACTTAACAGAGATCCTCGAGCGAGCTGAAGTGGTTAGCTTAAAAAAGAATATGCCTGAGTATGCTGAAGCTTATGAAAAATTTCTCAAAGAAGAAAAAGAAGAGACAATTGCTTATCTAATCGTTAAGCTTGCCGATACGGTTTCTGTCCTTCAATATTCCAATAGCGAAATCGAGCTTGGGAATAAAACAAATCAAATGAAGAGTATTAATGAGGGGGCACAAGAGCGTGTTTTAAACTTAATTGAGAAATTGGAAAAAGCAATTGAGAGTAAATTTGAAAATTGATACTGTAGTATTTTTGTAGAGAAGTCGATTTTTCGGCTTCTTTTTTATTTTGTAAGAAAGAGAAATCCTCCTTTCGCAGAATGTGTAAGCGCTTTTACACAAAGTACAAAACTCAAATCTCCTAATTTGCGTTCCAAGCTCAGTCTATATATTGTAATTTGAAAGATTTTCATTTAAAGTATAAGTAACGTAATAGATACGGCTTTTGGAAAAGGGCAGACGGCACACCTCCATGTCTAGAAAGAAGGAGGTGAGAATATGCCAGTAGAAAGCGCACTTGGATTGATGTTTCAATTTGGTCTCCTTATTGTCGGAATCTTGTCGCTTGCCAATTCCAACAAAAAAAAGTAGGAACGAATGATGTGACGGTCAGAGCGTTCCTACATTTAATTTAGCTTTTTAGACAAAGCCGTCTCCCTCAGGAGCTATTCTATTACAGATCGAAGATGTTGCACCATCTTCGGTCTTTTTTATTTTATTCGTTTACGAATATTTTATTCATTCGAAAACGATAAACAACAATGCAACAATGCAACATTACCATGTAACATTATCATGTAACATTATCATGTAATATTACTACGTAATATATACTTAATATATAGTGATTGTATCAACAAAGTTATAGTGTGTCCAGTATGGATCCCCATTGAGGCAATGAAAAATTTGTACAGCCACGTAAATATTTTTGTGTTTATTTATGTCGTTAATTTTGTGTCGCAGAAACATAACAAAAAATGAAACATCCTCGTCCTTAAATTTCTTACCACCACTGTATGCTATTAGCATATGAAGAATAAAACGAAAAAGTGACTCTATAATAAAAACACTATTTTATGTTAAAATTATTCTGCTATGGATACGGAAAAATTATCAAATTCAATGATCAGGTTGTTTAATGAAAACGGCAATATTCCTATGAACCAATATGAAGCTTTAACAGCCACAAACATACTTGGAAGGAGTGCAAGGTCTGGAGATTATAAGTACATTGCTTTTATATGTCCTGGCTTGAAAGGCTTCTTTAATTGGCACTCTCATGTTAGGCATGGAGTAAAAGCAACGGTAGTTAAAGCTGGACAAGCTAAAATAGTCTACAAAGAAGGCTTGGAAGTTATAGATGAACTTGTTTTGAAATATTATGATTCAGAAGTTGATGTTTCAGCTATCGAACCACCTAACTCAGCCTACTATGCTGAACAATGCATAAATTATGTTTGTAAGGCCCTTATAGAGCTACAGAGATCCGATTTGATTAAATATATATATTCATCAGAAGTTATCTCTGACGAGCCCGAAAATGATGATTATGGGGGTCTCCAATGGATATATATTTTTAGACACCCTAAAGTTAGAAATGAACTCAAAATTGGTATGACTACCCGGCCTTGGCAAGAACGTTATGCTGAAGCAAACATGAATACATATACCTCAAGAGACTTGGAAGTCGTCGCTACTTTCCCTTGTAAGGATGGTAAAGCAGTTGAAAGATTGATTCACTCTCAATTTGAAGAATACAGACTTCCACCAAAGACTGGTCAAACTAAGCAACCAGAGTGGTTTGAGTTCCCTGAAGACAAAGTTGATGAAGTAATCACTCGAATTGAAAAGTTTATGAAATCAATAGATTTGTTAGCTATATAAAAGGTTGGAGATTTGTCTCCAGCCTTTTTTGTTTTTTATAAAGCAGATATAAAAGTTATGTCGGATATAAAAGTTATGCCAATAAAGACTGCTATAGTAGTCTTTTTTATATTTCAATTTACGTTTTCGAATCACCAGATATAAATACAAAGTAAAGCAAAGAGATTAAAGAAATCGGAGGATATAACAATTATGACTAACTCAACTACTTGTGTTGTCGCGCCGACTCCTGAATTTGTTAAGCCAAAAATCATCATCCTTGAAGGTGTTGATCGTTCGGGAAAATCAACTTTACAACATGCTATAAATAAAGCCACTTGCTACAAACATATTGTAGTCGATAGGGGACCGATTGGTTTTAAAACATACTGTGACCTGTTTAGTCGGGATCCTCAATTATGGGATAACTATGATGATTTAGAAAAACACCTAGCTAAGATGGAAGACGTACTCGTAATTTACCTTGATTGTGACACAAAAGTCCTGATAGATCGATGCATTCAGACCGGCCACGAAATTCTTGATTATACTTTGCATAAGCATTTTTATAAATTTTATTTTGATAAGTCCCCAATGAAGAAGATCATTGTAGACACAACATATAAGACTCCTGAGGAAATTGCCAACGATCTTGTCAAGGAGGGAGTCCTTTAATGAAAAAGGTTGTAATTTACTGCGATGGCGCAGCAAGAAATAACGGAAAAGATAACAATGTCGGAGGTTTTGGGGCAGTTCTTCGATATGGTGACCACGTTAAAACCATTAAGGCTGGCTTTAGAAACGTGACTAATAACATGATGGAAATTCGTGCAGCTATTGAAGCCCTTAAACAATTAAAAACAACTAATATCCCTGTAGAAATCAATACTGATTCTGCATATCTGTGTAACTGTATGAACCAAGGTTGGTATAAGAAATGGATGAATAACGGATGGGTTACAGCTGGTAAAAAGCCGGTGGAGAATCGCCAGTTATGGATTGAATTAATTGAACTGGTCGAACAATTCCCGTTTATCACTTTTAACAAAGTTAAAGGCCATTCAGGAATCCCGGATAATGAACTTGCTGATAGATTAGCAAATGAGGCAATGGATGAACTTACAAGAGGTGCTGCCGTATGAATGAATCAGTCTTCATTATTGTTTATGAGCACGAAGATGAATTCGGATTTAAAGAATCAAGGATGGAAACTTTCCGAAGTCAAGAGTCCGCCTTATCTTTCGTCGCAGGGTTTGCAACATCACATGATGATAAAAAAACTGGTGAGTGCGTTCTCAGTTAATAAAGAAGGATTACTTACAAAGTACGAGGTTGTTTTTGAGGGGAAATTAAAATTTATTGAAAAAAATCAATAAAAAATTATTAAATCGATTTACGTTTTCATACTTTTAGATATAAATATATTGTAATTCTTATTGAAAAAAATATTGAAAAATCGGAGGAATTAAACTATGCCTAAAAACAATAACCTTGAGCCTGTTAAATTGCCTATGCCAATTCGCTTTGGTGAAAAGCCGGATTTTGAATTCAAAAATGATTTAGAGAATATTAAAGTTACTCTTGTTGATTATACTCCTTGGGAAAGCATCATTCATTACCTCCCTGGATATGTGAATGCTACCTGGGCTGATGAACCTGAAGAAACATATAGCATGGCACAGGTGGTTGATGATATTGAAAAAGCCTTCACCTTTAAAACGCTACCTTCAATACTTGAAACGATTCGTTTAACATTCCGAATTGAAGGAATTTCAGTCCAAGACGTAACCCATTTAATTCGTCATAGAACATTTTCGTTCTCGGCTCAATGTACAGGGGATCGTTGGTTATCTCATACAACTGCAGTTATTCCTGAGTCTATTGAAAATTCCCCTGAGTTTTTAGAAAGATACAAAGATCTTACTCGTCAATGTCGTGAGCTTTATGCTGAAATGATTGATTCTAGGAAGATTTCAATTATGGATGCTCGACTTATTCTGAATAAAAACCATGATAACTTTTATTATGCTTCAATGAATGTTAAAGATTTATTGGCATTCTGCAAGCAGCGTATTGATCGCCAGATTCAACCGAAGTCAGATAACATTATTGCATATCAAATGTATCTTGAGCTGTGTCGGGCATATCCTATTGCTCATTTAGATCTGATCGACTTTGAAATGCCAAGTTTCCATTACATCAAGAATGCTCGAAATGGACATGCCACAAACCTGTACTTCCCAGAAGAAAACTCAGATAAATTCGAATGGAATGAAAAAGACTTTATTTATCAAGACTACCGTGAAAATATTAATGGAACCAACCCTCCAGAAGGGCCAACTAAGTTTCAAAAAATGTTCCAAGAATATAAAAATCAACTTGAAGAATGGAAAATTGCCTCAAAACAGTATATGGATCACCTTGCAGGCCGAGGAGAAGATGAGTAATGTTACAATTTCCTCGAATCCCATCTGTAGGCGAACTTGAATATTTAAAAGAAAATGATGAAATGATCTTGTATGAATCCTTCACGATGATTAATCCTCAGACCAGGAATACCTTTCCTGACTCTGATGAACCTTATTATACTTCACTCGAAATGCAACTAAGACACTTACTTTACAAGTATGATAAAGGGTGGATCTCAAGTGAAAGACAAGTTATGTTATCAAGTGACGAATGTATCTCAGCAGTTCATTTTATATTCGACAATGAGAAACGAGTAATTGGAATTAACGTTTTTCAAAGATCTTCTAACTTGTTTAATTTAGAAGATGACGTTCAATTCTTTAATTACTTCATTGATAAGTACTTAAAAGGGCATAAGAAGATTAAGCTGACATACTTTGTGTCGCAGCCACACATCTTTAAAAACAAAAATAAAAAAATAGAGGATTAACAAATAGCCACTCATCTGAGTGGTTATTTTTTTTACATTTTTCAGTCATCCAATTTACGTTTTTGCCGGTCCAGATATAAATACTTTGTAATACAAAAGAAATGAGGTATTAACAATGGCTCGACTACTACGAAGTATCAATAGAAGTATAGAAAAGTATAAGAAAAAACCTTTCTTAACTCATTCACACACTGATGCATCAAATTTTCGACTAAGAGATGCGATTAATAAACCAGAAGAATTGATTGATTACTGCCATGAGATTGGATTGAGTGGAGTAGTCATAACAGATCACGAAACTTTATCATCCCATGTAAAAGCTCATAAGTATGTTGAAGAGAATAAAGAGCGTCTTGGAGATTTTAAACTAGGGTTCGGCAATGAAATTTACCTGGTTGATAAAGAAGATACCATGGAGAAAAAATCATTAAACCAAAAGATTAGTTTCCACCACTTTATATTAATCGCCAAGTCACAAAAAGGATATGAAGGTCTGAAAAAACTTAGCTCTAAAGCTTGGTACAACTCTTTCTTCTACCGTGGAATGGAACGTGTTCCTACGTACAAAGATGAATTAATGTCTTTAATGCAGGAGTACCAAGGGGAAATTATTGCTTGTACAGCTTGTGTTGGTGGAGAACTTCCTCAGTCTCTAATTTCATATCATGATAATCCTACTCCTGAAAATAAAAAACGAGTACATGATTTCATTGTTTGGTTAAAAGGTGTTTTTGGAGAAGATCTTTATTTTGAACTGCAGCCATCAAAAAACCGTGACCAATTAGTAGCTAATGAAATGATGCTAAAAGTGTCGGAAGCTTACAACGTTAAATGTATTGTCTCTACTGATGCCCATTATCTAAATAAAAAATATGCTCCGGCACATAAAATATACCTTACAGCATCAGAAGGGGAGAGAGAAGTTGATGAATTTTACGCCACAACTTACGTTATGGGATATGAAGAATTGCTTGAGTACTTTGACGAGGAACTATTAGATGTTCTTGTTGATAATACGAATGAGATAAGATCCAAACTTGGAACAATTACATTTGCCCAAGAAACTAAAGTTCCGAAAGCTCATATTCCGAAATATGAAATGAGCCAACTATTTGTTCCTCACTATATGGAATACGAATACATTAGAAAATATGCTGAAAGCAGATACGACATCGATCGTTATTATCTTCATTTAATTGCCGAAGGTATGGTTGCGAAGAAACAAGATCTGAATAAAGAGAACCTTTCAAGAATAAATACTGAGCTTGATGAGCTTTACCATATTACTGAAAATCTTGGTCAGCCACTTTCATCTTATTTTGTCCTTTCAAAAGATGTGGTTGATTTGATGTGGCAAGTCTCGCTAGTTGGTGTGAGTCGTGGATCTGCATGCTGCTTTTATCTGAATTACCTTTTAGACATTGTCCAGCTGAATCCAATTAAATTTAATCTTCCTCATTGGAGGTTCTTATCAAAAGAACGGCCGGAATTACCTGATATTGATTTGGATTCTGAAGGATCAAAGCGTCATGAAATTATTCAAATCACAAAGGATCACTATGGAGAAGAGAACGTCTTGAACATGGGAACTTTTACAACAGAAGGTACTCGTTCAACTGTTTTAACTTCTTGCCGTGGATTAGGAATTGATAAAGATATTGCTCATAATATTGCTAACCTAATTCCTACTCGTAAGGGTGGCATCTGGAGCTTACACGAGTGTTTTTACGGAAACCCAAAAGAGGGAACCAAACCAGCAAAAGAATTTTGCCGTGAAGTTGATAAATACGAAGGTTTAAAAGAAGCAATGCTCTCTATTGAAGGATTAATTTCTGGACGTGGCCAACATGCTTCAGGAGTTATTATTTTCCCTGATGGATATATAAAACAAAATGCCATGATGAAAACAACTTCTGGGCTGCCTATCACTCAGTTTGACGCAGAAGACAGTATCTATATGGGTGGGCTCAAATTAGATTATCTGTCCATTAATGCTCTTGATAGAATTAGAACAGCTTTAGATCTTCTTCTGGAACATGGGAAAATTGAATGGCAAGGGTCATTGAGAGCAACTTACAATAAATATTTTCATCCAGACGTTCTTGAAATGGAATCACCAAAAATGTTCGATTTACTATTTAAAGGTCATGTTTTAAATGCTTTTCAATTTGAGACAGCTGTTGGTCAGCAGGCACTTACTAAAATTAATCCTCGATCCTTTGATGAGTTATGCGCTGGCAACTCTTTAATGAGATTGAGTACTGATGGAGAGCAGCCACTTGATAAATATGTTCGTTTCAAAAACAACATTCAAGATTGGTACGAAGAAATGAAAACAGCCAGTTTGAATGAGGAAGAAATTAAGATTCTTGAGGAACATTTACTTGATAGGTATGGCATTTGTGATACTCAAGAAGGGCTAATGTTGCTTGCTATGGATGAAAGAATTGCTGGGTTCAGCCTAACTCAAGCTAATAAATTCCGGAAAGCTGTTGCAAAGGCAAACCAAAAATTAATTGAAGATCAAAGAATTAAATTTTATGAAGGTGGAGAAAAAACTGGGGCTCGTAAAGTATTCCTGGACTATGTTTGGAATAAAGAACTTAAACCTCAGTTTGGATACTCTTTCTCATTACCTCATATTGCTGGGTACACAATGATCTTAATGATTGAAATGAATATCTGCCATAGATATGGAGCGATTTATTGGAAGACAGCTTGCTTATCAGTTAACGCGGGGATGATAGGTGAAACTGAGAAAGGCACAAAATACGGTGCAATTGCTAAAGCTGTTGGAGATATGAAAGGTGATATTTTAAACCCGGACATTAACCTTTCAAATAAAGAATTCACACCTTTAGAGGAAGAGAATAAGATCTTATTCGGTCTCAAGCCGATTGCCGGTTTAGGAACAGATGCAATAGAAAAAATCATTGAACATCGGCCTTATAAGAACTTTGGGGACTTCTTTAAGAAGATAGTCGATCCTGGTCTAATTTCTGAAGCTAAAGTTGTTTCGTTAATAAAAGCTGGTTGCTTTGATTCTTTTTATCCAAACAGGCGACTCTTAATGATCGACTTTGTTAAGGCAATTACCCCTAAAAAAGAAAAGCTTACAATGGTCCAACTACCAACCATAATTCACTTAGCTGATAAGCAAAGATTTGGAACTGAGCTTGAAGTCTATAAGTTTAGAAATAAACTTTTTGGAAGAAATAAAGTCCCTATGACAAGAGAAATCGAACAAGAATTTATGGATTTCTTACAAGCGTACCCTTATCAAGTTGATTATGAATTTAAAGACGGAAAACTTTGTGTTGATCAGAAAACCTTCGATAAAGCTTACAAAGAGATTATCGAGCCATTAAGAATGTGGGTTACTTCTCCTGAAGCTGCTGAACAATTTAACAAGATTAAAATGAAAGAGTTCTGGGCCAAACACTGCCAAGGAACAATTGAAGCTTGGGAAATGGAAACATTACTATTCTACTCTAAAAAGCATGAGTTAGATTACATGCCATTACACAACTACTTTAATATTGCTAATTTTAACGATCTGCCGTCTAACCCAGTCATAACTGGATACAAAAAAAATAGAAGAGGAAATGATGTCCCTCAATACAAGATCGATGTTATTGCTGGAACTGTAGTTGAAAAAAACAAGCAGAAGTCTCTCGTCCATGTCCTAACTCAAGATGCTGGCGTTGTAACTGTAAGATATTCTAAAGGTCAGTTTGCTCACTATGATAAAAAGGTCGTTCGAGTGCATGGTAAAGAAAAAGAAGTCCTTGATCCATCTTGGTTCGAACGAGGAAGTAAACTTGTTCTGGTTGGCTTTAGGCGTGGAGAAGAATTCGTCCTTCGGACAACAGGAACTCAATTTAAGCACAGCACAATGAAAATCAAAGGTTATGACTCCGAGAAGTTATACCTTCAAATGGCTAAAGTCGCAGAGTAATCTGCGGCTTTTGTTGCTTCTACAGGGCTCTACAAGGAAATTAGTTTGCTTTAATAATATAACCAACCATCTAAATGCAAAATATCGCAGTCATGATTTACATTTCTGTTATAACCGATATAATACCCTCAGTCATGACGGTCATAAGTAATTTATTTAAAAAATAATGTAATAAATGATTTACGTTTTTCAATAACCAGATATAAATATAAAGAATTAAATAACAACTTAAATAATAATATAAATAAAATATTATTTAAGTCGGAGAAAGGACTCAACTACTACTATGAATCAATTTATTCTTGATAGTCAGAAAGAGTTTCAAAAACGTATGGGTTATGACCTTGATAACATGACTCTTCAGGAAAAAGCCACATACATCAAGACTATGATGCTTTGGACGATTGATGAACTCAGTGAAGCTCTTCATGAACTTCCTTATGCTAAAGAATGGTCCAGCAAGTATGAAAAAGAAGATTATGATCTTGAAAAACAGCAGCAGCTATTTAAGGAAGAGATCATTGATGCTTTGCATTTCTTTACAAATATTCTTATTGCTGCACAAATGACAGAGGAAGAAATTTTAAAATTGTATAAAGAAAAGAACCGGTTGAATTATCGCCGGCAAGAGGATCCAAAACTCGGTTATGTCCGGGGGTAAACTTAGTGATCAAAAAAATCTTAGAGACACTTTTAATTCATTCAATTGGTTATCTGATTTGTTTAGGATGGATCAGTCTTGGTTTTATTCTTGGCTATTTTGGAGATATGATCCTTCATCATATCTTTTCATTTTAATACTTTAAATCATTAAATAAATCGGAGGAAATTAATATGACAACTACTATGCAAACCACTACTAAATACTTTGCGGATACTAAAGTAGCTGCAGAAGCCATTGTAGACCAACAGAAGGCGGAACATGGTGAATACCTTAAATCCCACACGATCACGAAGAAGACTAAAAAAGAAGTGGAATATTATATTGTCTTAGTTACCGTCGAGTACTACAAAGATAAAGACCTTGTGGTGACTGAACAATAAGATGAAGTATGTATTAGCTATTGCTTTATTTTGTACATTAATCACAGCTTATAACCTATTTATCATTTTTCTTATTGGTTACTTCATTTACAAGTTAATGAAACACTCATAAAGGGATCGGAGGATCCCTTACTCAACTACTAATCGGAGGAATACACTATGGTTAAGGTTATTTGGATATATAAAGTGAACGATCCACTCAATGATTTCTTGGAAAGACAAATAAACGCAGCAGATTTACAAGGCAGCGAATTTGAGAAAGTGTCAATTGACGAACATCCTGAGCTAATTGAAGAATATGAAATTGAAAAGACTCATACATTGGTTTTCTTTGATAGGGAAGGCGATAGAATTGCAAACTACGACGGCCCATTTAACAGCAAAGAACTTGAAGAATCAATTAAAGTGATGAATTTTTTCGATTACGTTGCTAATTACAATGGTGAGGAATCATGATATATGTTCTACTTGGATCAACGTGTTCTGGCAAAACAACAGCATTAGAGACATTAATCCGTCAAGGTCATCAAACGGTTATATCCTATACAACTCGTCCAAAACGCCCAAATGAGATTGATGGGGTTGATTATCATTTCGTTACTCAAGATTATTTTGAGTGGCTTGATGAATCAGGTTTATTAGTTGCAAAGAATAGCTTTAGAAGTGCGTTCGGAGACATCTGGAGCTATGCAATCAATAGCCAAGATATAAAACTCTTTGAAGACCAAATCGTGATTACAGAGCCTTCTGGTTATCGCGATCTAACTGAAAAATACGGTTCGAACAATGTTGTGGGAATCTATTTAATGACTCCTTACGATGTTCGATTAGCCAGGGGATTGAATAGAAAAGATAACTCAGACGAGCTTTTAAGAAGATTAGCTGCGGATGAAAGAGATTTTGAAGGATTCGAGCTTGAAGTTGATTACACTATTGTTTCAGTGGATAAGGACCAGGTTATCGAGGACATTCTTAATATTATGAATGGTGACATTAAATGAAGAGCCTACGGTTAGTTTCACCATTACCACCATCAGTTAACAACTATCTAAGTTACAAAGTCTCTTCAAATGGCCGGCGTAAATTTGTTCAGGCATATCCATCAGAAGAGACTAAGATATACAAATCCTTCTTTACTGATTATGTAAAAGACCAAATGAATGAACAAGAGTGGGAACAACCTGAAAAAGGAAAGTTAGTGTTTGTAAAAATCAAGTTTTTCTTAGATCGCAAGAGAAAAGACCCAAACAATTTCTTGAAGGTCCCATTCGATGTTTTTACGGAAGCCGGCGTTTATCTTGATGACGATGTGGCTCTACCAGTTGCAGAAAGGGTTTATATTGATAGTCAAAACCCGAGACTGGAATTTGAGATTTATGAGGCTTCCAATATTGGTGTTTTCGATGGCCCAAAAGATCTTGAAGATTTCAAAGACAAAAACTGTGCTCTATGTAAGAAGAAACCTGACCATTGTACAATATTTAAGAGAATCATTGACAATAGGGTAGTTCAAGAGTTCAATCTTTCTAATAAGGAATGTTTAGCAAGGAGGTAAATACCTCCTTTTCTTTTGCTAAATGATGGGGTATCATTTATTAAGTTAAAGATATACATAAAATGAATATTTTATGTTAAATAAGGTCATTTGAGCCTTACATGTCTATATGTTCATATATCCGTTCTTATTCGCTAAAAAATAGGAACAAACGTTCCCTCAATCACCGTATTATGATATTATATTAACGTGTCGGTCAACATAATAAAGGTCATATCAACAAAACAAACTAAACTTTCATAATCCTTCGACTATGGGGAATAATCAAAAAAAGAGGTGTACGATCTAGTACTTATGTAATATAATAATTATTGTAAGTACTACCAAAAAAGACCTATTCTGAAGACTTCCAATCTGTGAAAAGGCTCAAACAAAAAGTTAAAAAAATAATATTTTTTTCGTTTACGTTTCTATTTCTCTAGATATAATCATTAAGTCTGATGGATATGGAAATTTTGGTTTTACTTGTATCCACCAACATGAAATAGCAATATAGAGAGAGGACGAGACTTAGTGAAGAAGAAAGAAATCTTATTTTCAAATGGATTATCAATTCAAATGACATTTGAAGAGGTGAGGGAAAGATTTTTGCCGATGGTCTATAAGACTATGAAACAAGCTAATTCAAAGTTCATGTTTAATCAAGTTGAAGAGGAAGATTTTCAGCAAGAGTTGGAGCTTGAATTATGGAGGGCCTACGAAGCGTATGATTCAGACACAGGATACTGTTTCACAACATATCTGTACCCGAAGTTAAGAAAAGGGGTAAGAAATGCTACATATTCCCGTTATGCTCAAAAGAATCAAAGCAATGGAGTCTTTTCAATATCTTCACCAATAGGTGATGACGATCTCAAGATAGAAGATATGCTCGCTGCCAACGACACATCTTTTGATAACATTGCCACTAACGAACTTCTTTCAATCATTTTGAAAAACGTCAAAGAAGACGAAATGGACTTACTTAAAATTATTATTGACGTAAAAAATAATCCTGTTAATGCTTATGCTAAAAAGCATGGTTTGACTCGTCAGGCTGCCAACCAGAGAGTCATAAAGCTTAAGAAAAAATTACGTTCTGTTATCGCCAAAGAATACCTTGAGATCGCTTAACATAAAAAGATCTTATTCAAAGTCTTACCTTGCTGCCAACAAGGTAGGGCTTTTTATTTTGCTTTAATTATTATAACATAACACGAAGTGGTAATAAATAGCATTTCTTCGATAATTTATAATTTTTGTAAGAACTTACCACAGAACCAAAGTGATTCTGCTTAAAGCTCACTAATTATCTTTATTTATTATTATATATAACACAAACGAATAGGACACAAACATCCGAAAATCGTTAAATTAATGTTATTTCCTCGTAAAATTTTTAAAACGAAGTTTAGAAACATTACCAACTTTTCGAATTTTTACAATATCCTACAAATGGACCAAATCCTATTCAAAGTCCATTATAAGTTAAGGGAAATAAAAATAAAAGGGTTTTCTTTAAATTAGTCAAGAATTAAAAAAAATATTTTTTCTGTTCATTTTTTCATTTTGCGATTAGATAATAATTTATTTAAGAGTTTATTTAAAAAATTATTTACGTATGAATAACTTTCCATTATAATTGAAATGAGTTCCAACTAAAGAAAACTAAGGAGATGCTTTAACTTGACACTAACTACTGTAATTGATATTGGGAATTTTAGTACGAAGTACGCTTATAAGGACAAAAAACAAATTAAGGTCGGCAGTTTCCCTTCTATTCTCCATAGCTACAAGCCTTTAGAAGATTACGAGGGAATGGAAAGAGTAGAGTACAACGGCCTTGATTATTATGTTGGAGAAACCGTTAAGAACTTCTATTTCGGCCGTGAAGAACAAATGTATTTCGGCAATACAAGAAAAGGCCATATGGAAGGTCAAATTCGATTAGTATATGCTCTCTATACAATCTTTAAAGAGACTGGAAAGAAAGAATTTAACTTAATTCTAACTTGCCCATATGAAAGTATGGTTACAGATAAAAAATATTTCGTTCAACATTTTGAAGGAGAAAGAGAAGTTATCGTTGAAGGAAAGTCATTCAAATTCACTGTACATAATATCGTGATGGCTGCAGAGGGATTAGGAGCCCTAAACTTCTCAGATTCATTAAACTGCGTCATTGTAGATGCTGGTTCTAAGACATTAAACGTCCTTTATTTAATCAATGGGTCTATAAGTAAAATGGATAGCCATACTATTAATGGTGGGACGATCGACAATTCAATAATGGATTTGGCGAAGACTTTTGCTAAGACTTGCAGCAATATCGATTATGACTACCCTATTGTTTGTACAGGTGGTAAAGCAGAAGAAATGAAAGAATGCTTAGAGAATGTTGGATATTCCACTGTAAGTTCTGCCGAACTGGGTGAGGATAAACCATCTTACTACGTTAATTCAGTTGGATTGCTTCTAAAATACGGTAGGAAGTTTGAGGAGATGTTTGCGTGAGTCGCGAAGATAACTTCATGTATCAGATCAATTGGAATAAGAAGAAGTACCCTGAAATTTGTAAAGCTCTTGAGGACGCTAAGAACCGAACCGGAGGGATTGCTTGGTATTTAAGAGAATTGATTCAGAAAGACCTTGAAGAAAAACGAGGAGGGGTTGTTCGTTCAACTCCGGTATATGAAACAGTTGATCAAGAAGTCCAAAACGATCCTCCAAAGCCTTCTAAAGCAAAAATTGAAACAATTGAGTTACCAGATGATTCAGGAGGGTTCTTATGAAAATTGAAATTAAAGAAAAAGACTTACTCGAGATTCAAGATCTCATTATGAGGTCTTATAGTTTTATAAAGGATGGTCCTGTTCCGGAACTTGAAAAAGAGTTGTATGAGACAGTTCACAAGATAGATAGGATAATTAGGAACGAAGAATAAAGACAGCCAAAAGGCTGTCTTTATTAAATTTTTACCTAAATTCCGTATTTTTTATGTACAGAACTTCCAATATATGGTATAATTAATAATGTAAGAGAGATAAATAACAAATCAACTACTAAGAAAGAGGGAATTAACCATGAAAAAACTTACTATCGAATTGCTTAAAGAAGAAACTCTAAAAGCTATTGAGATGGCTAAAGAAGATTTTGGAGTTGAAATTGATCCTTCTTCTATTGATTATGAAAGCATGTTAGAAAATATTAAGTATGATTTTTCTGAAGAAGAAATCAAGAATAAACCTGTAGCATGTGCTAGCAAAGAAGCATTCCGTAAAGTTTCAATCTTAATCTAATAAGTTTTTAATTAAGGGTTCAGCTATTAAGCTGGACCTTTTTTGGTCTTTTCATTTACGTTCTCTATTGTACGGATATAATTACAAAGTTAAATCTTACAATGGAGGACTTTATCTATGGATATAACTTTTAATACTGGTTTAATGGGTTCTGGAAAGTCTAAAAAGTTAATAGATGATTACTTAATTGATCCTAAAGAAAAAGTTGCCCTTTCAGTTAGTTTAACCGAAGATACTTTTTCAAGAGGAAAAATTGAAAGTAGAGATGGACGCAGCCTAAGATCAATTAACTTAAACAAGGATCAATTCAAACAAAATATTTCTTTATTAGAAATCATTATATTCATGACAAATACCCAAACAATTTATATTGATGAATCTCAATTTCTTCCTAAAGAAACCGTTGAAGAATTTGTTTCATTATCAGAAAGCTACCACGTACCTATTCATTTTTATGGTCTTGATCTAACCTTCACAGGAGAGTTATTTGACTCATCTAGTCACCTTTTAACCATCCTACCCTCCGAAAACATAAACCGAATCTCAAGAGGTTGCGAAGCTTCTAAGTGCTCTAAGATAGCTCAGTATAATGCTCGAATTGTTGATGGAAAAGTCTCTCGATCTGGAGAAACATTTGTAGAAGAAAAGAGTTATTATCTTGCGTTATGTTCTGATCACTATTACAATGATGAAAAAATTATTTAATTTTTTATTGAAAAAGTGGGCTTTTTCGCTCACTTTTTATTTATTTTCTTACATAAAATGTTATAATAAATATAGAGAGATTAATAAGCTTTACTCTGTGGGGGATAAAATGAAAATCAAAATAAGAAGAAATGCTGCTGACATTTATAGAAATGAAAACACTGATCTGTCAGGAGTATACATTGGAGATCCTGTTTGGGAAGATAGACTTCAGAAAATTTCAGGGAAAACTCTAGAAGTTGATACAGAAACCTTATTCAAGTATGAATTCAATACTAAACCGATTAAAGGGGTCTCTAGAGAAGGAATTAGAATTCCGGAAGAATATGTAGAAGAAGTTATTGATGATGTTAGAAAAGGAAAAGCCTACTGTGAGCTTTGCAATCAAACCTCTAATAGTGATAAAGTTTGTACCAATTGTGGTAAGACTGATTATTTAGAAGCATTTTTCGATGATGATGATTATGAATCCTAAAATTGAACACAAAAAATCCCACTCTAATCGGAGAAAAAGAGTAGGACTATGAGATAAATAACTTTAACTCAACTACTGATTCACATTTTACCTAATACATACCCAATATGTCAACCATTTCTTCCTTCTTTCGACGATAAAGGAGGATTTTTTTATACTCATTTACGAAAGTTCAACAAAGTATTATAATAATAAAAAATAGCCTAGTTGGCGCTAGACTATTTTTCGCTTGGCAGCACCTGAGCAAACCGACCAAAGTTTAACAGGGCTACATATATGCCTTTTCATTGCTTTTGGCTATTTTTAATTCAATTATATCAGGTGTTGCTTCGGACTTCAACAAAAAGGAGCAACAAAAATGAGTAAATATTTCACAGCTAATAACCTCGACTCTCTGGTATTTTACCAGGTTCCAAAAGTTCTTCTGATCGGAGACAAGTACAAAACTATGAATCCGAATGCCATGAAACTCTACATAATTTTAATCGACCGAATCAAGCTCAGTATGATGAACAATTGGAAAGACGAACTCGGAAGGTATTACGTTCGTTTAAGCATCGAAAAAGGTTCAGAGCTTCTAGGATTCTCAGATTCAACTTTCAAAAGAGCAAAGAAAGAATTAGCAAAATACGAACTGTTAGAAGAAAAAAGGGAAGGGATGAACAAGTCGAACATCCTCTATCCTCTAATGCTGGAGTATACCGAAGAAGATATTTATCGGTTAAACAATGAAGTTGATGACCTTTTAATTAAAGCAGAGGAAACAGCCAAAAACATAGATAAAAACTGGATGGGTCAAAATGAACTTTCCAGTAATGAACGGATAGGTCAAAATGAACTTTCCGGGAAAGTTCAAATTGAACCATCAAGAGAGGTCAAATTGAACCATCCGGATAGTTCAAAAAGAACCACTAATAATAATAACTCTATTAAAAATAACTTTAATAATAATGAGAATAATCTTGTTAACAAATTGTTAACAAGAGAAGAAACTATACATAATTTAATCTCTGAATATATGAAAAAAGGTTTGCCTAAAGAAGTTTGCATTATGGTTTTAGACGAAGTAGAGAAGACCCCAGATGTGAAAAATTTTGGAGCCTATTTAAGAACTTGTCTTGATAATGCTCTTCATAAAAGAAATCTAAAGTATGGAAATATTGATTTCAAAGGGAAGAAAATAAATGGGCAAGTGCCGTTTTATAATTGGTTAGATAATTAAAAATTAACCTAAAAATACTCCTAAAATCGTTTTACGAACTCATAAACGAAGGATATAATGTTTATAGAACCTAATCCCAATATATGGGAAAAGATTTTAGGAGGAAGCTTAACTTGACTACTACTAATCAAGACAAGATTAAAAGATTGGACGATAGAGAGAAGTCCAGAGAAAAAATTGCAATTTGGTATGGATCAGCAGATAACTATTATCATGGTTTGAAAGAAATCCTTGCTAATGGAACTGATGAAGTTATAAATAATTTTGATGAAGGAATAGTTACCCTTGAATTGTTTGATGACCTTCAAACTGTTCGGGTTACAGATACCGGTCGAGGGATACCCATTGATGGGGAAACCGATGGTGTTAAAAACTATGAATTATTGTTTAGAACCCTGTTTGCCTCTACAAAATATGAAACGAGCGAACAGACTACTACTGGTACTAATGGTGTAGGGGCGACAGTTCTCAACTTTACTTCGTTGTTTTTTCATATCGAATCTTATTACGATGGATATAAACACACCTTAAAATTTGAAAATGGTGGGGAACTCGTCCAGGACTTAACAAAAGAAAAAATAAGTGAAGACCGTCACGGCACAGTTATAACTTTTAAATTGGATCCTGAAGTTTATCCTATGGTTACTTATGACAAAGATGTCGTCCGAGAAATTGTAAGAAGGTTTGCTATTGGTTCACATAAGATTAAATTAATCTTCATTCATAACGGTGAAGAAGAGACTTTCCATTATGATAGCGTTGAAGAGTATTTTGAGGAACTGATTGGCAGCACAACAACTTCTCCAGTGATTACAGCACCAGAATCTTTATACGAAGAAGGTGGGGAACGAACTCAAATAAAACTTACTTTTTCAACAACAACCGATCCAATCCAGGAGTCTTATTTGAACTTAACCTACCTTTCTGATGGGGGTTCCTTTAATGACGGCGTTATAACTGGGATAAAAACCTTTTGTAATAAATATGCTAGAGAAAATAAATTATTCCCTAAAGGAATTAATTCTTTTACAACAGAAGATATTGAATCGAGCGTTAGTTTTGTCTTGGTGGCTTTATCAAATAAAGTTGAATTTAAAAACCAAACAAAACTTTCAACTGATAAGAAGCTTTATCGAAAATTAGCCCAAAGGCATACTACCCAACTTCTCGAAGTTTTCCAAATAGAAAATGAAAAAGGCTTCAAAAAGTTCGTTAATCACTTACTTGAAGTTCAAAAACATAATACTCAGTCTCAAAAGGCTAAACAGCAGCTCAAAAAGAAACTGAGTGAAAAGGTCGATGGTATTGGAAATAAAGTGGCGAACTTGGTCGACTGTAAGAAGCATGGCAAAGACTCTGAAATCTTTATTGCTGAAGGCCAGTCTGCGTTAGGTTCAATTGTTTTAGCTCGAGATGCAGTTTATCAGGCAGCTTATCCACTTCGCGGAAAAATTCTGAACTGCCTTAAAGCAGATTATACGACTATCTTTAAAAACCAAATTATCACTGATCTAATTAAGGTTCTCGGTTGTGGTATTCAAACTGACAAAAAGAACAAGGACCTTGATACGTTTAATATTAATAACCTTCGTTATGGAAAGATTATTATTGCTACTGACCAAGATTCTGATGGAGCTCAAATAGCATGTTTAATCATTACAATGATCTATCGACTAATGCCGAAGCTAATTGAAGAAGGTTATGTTTATATAGCTCAAACACCACTTTATGAAATCAAAATGGAAGATGATTCAATGATCTACTTCTATTCAGAAAGTGAAAAGGACCAAAAGATCAACACTTTAAAGGGTAAATACACAATTGCTCGTTGTAAGGGTCTTGGGGAACTTGATGCAGTTACTATGGCTGAAACAGCGATGAATGAAGAGACCCGGAACCTTATAAAAGTAACAGTTGAAGACGCTGAAAATATGATTGAGTCCTTAGAAACTTGGATGGGTAGCAGCGTTGATAACAGAAGAGAATATATTTCAGAAAATCTTTATAAGTATGTTGAAGAAGCAATTTAATAGCTTTTCTAAGGTTGGCAATTAAATTGCCAATCTTTTTTATTCTCATTTACGTTTTAGAAAGACTAGATATAAAGATTACGTAATGAGAATTTTCAATAACTAGGAGGTAACTTTAACTTGACTACTACAAACAAAAACATAGAACAAATCATTGAAAACAATATGATGGAGTATTCTGCCTATATCTTACTCGATCGAGCTCTACCTGATCTTCGAGATGGACTTAAACCTGTTCATCGAAGAATACTTTATTCTATGTACTTACAAAAAGCCTTTAAATTCACGAAATCAGCAAATGTTGCTGGACAGGTTATGAAGTTACATCCTCATGGCAGTTCTTATGGAAGTATGGTTGGTATGGTTCAGAAAGATCGACATATCATTCCCATGCTCGAAGGAAAAGGAAACTTTGGACAATACACTTCAAGAGATTTAATGCCGGCAGCTGATCGATACTCTGAAGTTAAGCTCTCTGAAATTTCAATTGATATGATGCAGAACTTCGATAAGAATGTTGTTGATTTTATAGATAACTATGATGGGACAATGAAGATGCCTGAAGTACTTCCTGTTAAATTCCCTTCAATACTTGCATACTCAAATTCAGGGATTGGTGTTGGTTTTAGTTCGTCTATTCCATCATTCAATTTAAAAGAATTAACTGAAGCCATTGTTAAGTATATTGAGACGGAAGAAAAAACGGTTCTAGTTCCAGACTTTGCAACTGGGGGATTAATTGTTAAAGAAGATAATGTATTCCGCCAATTGAACGAGGAAGGTCGGGGAACAGTTAAGATTCGTGGAAAAGCCGAAATTGTAAAGAATGAGATACACATTACTGAAATTCCATACTCTACAACACGAGAAGCAATTATTGAAAAAATCGTTGAATTAAATAAAGCTGGCAAGCTAAAAGAAGTAACTGATGTTAAAGATCTGACAGGCTTGAAGGGAATGCTAATCACTATAACTGCCCGTCGAAATACAGATATGAATGTGCTGCTTGAAAAGCTTTATAAATTTACTCCGTTGCAATCAACATATTCAGCGAACATGAATATGCTTGTTGATGATCTTCCCAAAGTCTTAGGAGTTTGGCAAACAATTGATAAATGGCTTGAATGGAGAACAACTTGTATTAAGCGTGGATTGTCTCACGATATTGAAACAATGACTCGTAAACTACACTTACTCCAAGGTCTTGAGAAGGTATTGTTGGATATTGATGAAGCCATTGAAATCATTAGAAGATCAAGCCAAGATCAGATTGAACCAAATCTTCAAAAGCATTTTGGAATAGACTTCGAACAAGCTAAAGAAGTGGCCAACATGAAGTTGAGGAACATTAATAGAGAGTACATCATTAAGAAAATTGAGGACATTGATAAATTCGAGGAAACAATCGAGAACTATAAACTAATTGTTGAAAGTCAGGATAAAATAAATCAAATCATTATTAAGGGTTTAAATGAAACTAAGGAGAAGTACGGCAAGGAGAGACGAACAAAAATCGTTGAACTTACAGAAGTTAAACCAGTTCGTCTTGTAGAAGAAGTACCGAACTATGCAGTAACAATCTATCTCACTAAGGAAGGTTATTGCTACAAGTTTAAAGGGAATCAGGAACCTAATCTAAAACCTGGGGATGAAGTTTTAAAAGTTTTTGAAACAGAAAATAAAGCCGAGATCCTTATCTTTGGATCCGACCGAGTTTGTCATAAAGTCGAACTTAAGGATATTGACGAGACACGAGCCAATGCTCTTGGGACGTATCTGCCGAATATGATTCGGGATAAAAATATAACTATTGTTTCGTATTCTATTTTAGATAGCACTCATAAGTTTATTATTGCAGCATATTCGAATAACCGGATCGCAAAAATCAATCTAGAAGCATTCCAGGGTAACCGGACGATCCTTAAAAACTCATACTGCTTAAAGCAAGACCTGTTAGACATGATTACTTTAGAGGATGATGTTAGCCTAAATCTCCTGACAGATAAATCAAAGTTAACCGTTGATACAAAAAACTTCAACTTAACGAATGGCCGAAACGCTACTGGTGTTTATGCTTCTCCATCAAGGAAACTTAAGAAAATTGAGGTAGCTTAGGCTGCCCTTTTTTCTTGCCGAAATTCGACAAATCTCTACAAAAAATATGTACGATTTCCATATGTTGGATTATAATTAATTATGTAAGAGATAAATAATTCAACTACTTTATTGGAGGTCATATTGTGTCGAAGGTTTATGAGTATGTTCAAGATCGTATCATCCGGGCTTTGGAGGAAGCCATTGAGAATGGAGGTCCAGCACCTTGGAGAAAACCCTGGAAAGGAGGAATGCCTAAAAACTATATCACGAAAATTCCTTATCAGGGAATAAACCTTTTACTCTTGGAAGGAGGCAGCTATTTAACCTTTAAACAGATCCAAGAACTTCAAAGGAAAAATCCTGAAGTCAAACTGAAAAAAGGCAGCAAGTCTTATAAAATATATTTTTGGAAGCCTGTTGAAAGAGGAGAGGACGAAGAAAGTGATAAAGATCGTCCGAACTTTATCTTCAGGTATTATAACGTCTTCCATGCTTCAGATGTCGATGGGATAGCAGATGACACTGCTGATTTTATAAACGATCCGATTGAATCTGCTGAAAGAGTTGTAAGCGCTTACAAAAGAGAGTGCCAAATTAATATAAAAGTAGGCTCAGATAGAGCTTATTATAACCCAACTCTTGATTCAATAACTGTGCCATCTATTAACCAGTATGAGAATGTTACTGAATATTACTCAACAGTATTTCATGAAATGATTCACAGCACTGGACATATTACTCGACTCAAGAGATTTGAGGACGCCCCAGGCCAAACTATTTTCGGAAGTGAAAGTTATTCCAAAGAAGAATTAGTCGCTGAGATCGGAGCAAATATGATTCTCTCAATGTTAGGAATTGAAGATCAAAATCAACAAAAAAATTCCGTTTCTTATTTACATAACTGGTTATGCCGGATAAAAGAAGATAGGGGATTGATAATATCGGCTTCACAACACGCCCAGAAAGCCTCAGATTTCATTTTAAACTTTATTGAAGGGAAATATATTGAAAATGATTTGAAGCTCACAGAAGCCATTTAAATGCTTTTAGAGACATAAAATGTTGATTTTATAACAAAAGGAGAAATGAGAAATGAAAAAATTAATTGCTGGAGTACTCGCTGCTGGACTTGTTTTTACAACTGTCGCTGGGGTTCATCCAGAAAAAGCTGATGCTACGAAGAAAAGAAAGGTCTACCATGTTAAAGGTAAGTTTAACGGATATGCCGATCCTACTTTCTTTGAGATTAAAGTTGGAAAGAAGTATAAAGTCTTAATGTCAAACAATGGATGGTACAGAAAACACCTGAAGGAAGGAAGAACCTACACTTACTTCTATTACAAAGATAAGTATGGCCAGTTAAAAGTCGTTAAAATAAATAAATAAAAAGCCAGGTGTTCCCACACCTGACCTTCTAATAAGGATTTGTCGATAAGGAGAATATACCATAATGGACTTTATTTTACAAATTTCCAAGAAAAAGAGTGTAACAGTTTGGAAGAAAAATCGGAACCTTAACTTTTCCGTTTCTATTTCTTATTCAATCAGCTTTTGAATCCGTTTGTGATTATTTCGAGCTCTCTACAAAATCAGATGTTATGTGGATGATCATTTTTGTTATGTTCTGTGTATTCACTTGGATGTTCTGCATTGTTATAAACATGTTTATTTGAATAAATATAGAAAGGATGCTGTAAAGCATCTTTTTTTGGCGACGGAATATGATTTTTTATCCGGACCTTCTTATAATTATCCAATTTAAGACCATGAAAATAGAAGTAAATTTCGCGAACATATGTACGAATCTTCCATAAAATGGTATAATAATTTATATAAGAGAGATAAATCAAATTAATTTTTACATAAAATCGGAGGTAACTTAAATGGCAACTACTGAATTATCCGTTAAATCTGTTAAGGAACTACGTAATATTGCAAAGGAAATGAACATTACTGGTCGTTGGGATATGAACCGGTCCCAACTGATTTATGCGATTGAAAGAACCCAATTGATTTCTGAAGCTAAAGATCTTGGAATAGAAACTGCAGCAATGCTTAATAACGATCAAATCAAGAAGGTGATTGAAGCAGAAAGAAATACCATGCCAGAAGAAGAAAAAACTTCTCAAAAAAAACGTGGGGCTAAGAAGAGAAAAATTGAAGTTTATAAAGATGGCCAATTAATTCAAACTATTGATGGTCTTATGGAAACCTTTAATTGGGTAACTGAAAATAAAATTACAAACGTTGGATGGGTAAAGCGATCTCTTAAGACTGGAGAAGAAACTGCTGCAGGTTATAAGTATCGTGAAGGGGGTTACTTGTTCAAGTATGCTAACTAAACAAGAGACAAATGAGAAAGAGAGTAACCTGGTCTTTGGGAATTTAAAATTAATTAATCAAAGTTCAACCATTTGTTATAATAAAGATAATCAGTCTAATTTGAAGGTGATTATCATGAAACAATATACAGCAGATGAAATGTTGAAGCTTATTGAGGAGTTACCTGAAGAAGAAAAGAAAAAAGTCTTGGACAAAGTTTATGATGAATACTTTCTTGGCGGGGGAGCTAAGAGATATGAATCCGTAAATGGTGAAGCCAAATAAGCTTTGCCATTTTTTATTGACTTATACTGACAAAATTCGACAAGAACTTACAAAAAAGAGTGTACGAAACTTCCAATAAATGGTATAATTAATAATGTAAGAGATAGATGAAAGGAGAAAAACGATGGAAGAGACAGCATATGAATTCCTTGAAAAAATTAAAAATATGGAACCGGCTGAAAGATGGAAATTACTCGATTTGATGTATGATCTTTATTTTAATAAAGGTATTCAGATCCTGGATGAAGGAGATGAATATTAATGAGTAATCACTCTAAGGGTGATATTTGGATGTATCATGATCCTGACAGTGGTAAACGAAGACCTGGAATAATAGTTGGTTATTCTGGTCCAAATGAATTTGATGTTACGATTGCAAAATTATCAAGCCAACCACCACGAACCAAATTTGATTTGGTACTAGAAAATTGGAAAGAGATCGAGCTAATCAAACCTTCAATTGTAAGAACCAATAAACTTTATACAATCAATGCCAATCGATTGATCTTCAAAGTTGGAAAAATTGAAGGGGAACAATTGAAATGGATTACTGATAGCGTGGTGAATTACATAATAGGAGAGTCACATTAAGTGGCTCTCGAATTTTCGCAATATTCAATATTTATTCTCGGTAAAATATTTATGAGATACCTTACAAATTATTGTATAATGCTTTATAGGAGTGATCGACATGACAGATGAACTTTTAAAGTTAATGAAATCTCTATCTGAGAAATTCGACAAGGGCTTTGAACAACTTGATAAGAGATTTGATTCTGTAGAAAAACGCCTTGATAATATCGAGCAGCGTTTAGAAATGATGACAGAGAAAGAAAGCAATACTAACGAAGATGTAATCGTTCTTCTTAAGAAAATTGATAAACAAACCAGTGATATTACAAAAGACATTGATTACCTTTCTAAACAGGTTGGAAAACACGATATGATTTTAAACAGATTTAAAAATTAATAGGACCTAAACGGTCCTTTTTGTTTATTACAGTTATCGGAGGTACATAAAGTGAACTTCTTTTTAGATACAAATATTTTATTTAGTGATCCATTTCTAAGAAATAACCACAATAAACAATTAATAGAGATGGTAAGAATGAGTTTACAAATGGATAGAGAGTTCATAGAGGATACTGGATATGACTCAGAATTTTTACATGAAAGATCAAAAATATACATATCATCCGTAGTTTACGCAGAAACCAAAAATAAATACTTTGAAAAAATTGATGAATTGTTTTCTCATTTTGAGCAGTTTAATGATGGAATTAAAGATTACATGGGGACAGAGAAAGAAGCTATATCTCCTTATACAAAGGAACAATGCCAACAGCAATTTGACCAATATTATGATGAACTCCGACAAGAGGGGATAATAGAAATTTTAGAACCTCATGATAATCTTATGAAAGATTTAATTGAAAGAGCTATAAACAGAAAAGCCCCGTTCTTTGATGGAAAGAAAAAAAAACGAGTTTAGAGATGCTGTGTTTTGGTTAACCTATTCATCTTTTGTAAAAGAAAATAGGTTGGAAAATTGTTATTTTATTACCAATAATGTAAATGATTTTTTTGACATAACTTGTATAGACTCTAGTTCTGTACTTCATCCTGAGTTATTAAAAGATTGCGATAACTTTATATTATATAGAAGTATTAAAGATCTGGTTAATAAGGATGAAAGATTTAATAGCCACCGTAAGATGCATAATGAAATTTTCCATCACATAAATGAAAATATGGAAAATATGTCGGCGTATATTCGAATAAATAATTTTAAAGATCAATTGAATAATGAAGACGTTTTGAACTTATTAAATGAATTTGATCATTTACTTATTATTAGAGATGAAATGAAAAAGTCATTAAATAAAATCAATTCAGAAATCGCTATTTCTCCGTTTTCATTGAATATTAATGATGTTCACGCAACTAAAGGCCATATAAGGAATTTAATAATTAAAGAAAAACTAATCGTAGAAGACTTAGTTTTAATTTCAGCCGATTTAAATGTAACAAATATTGTATCAGCAAACTACCATGATATTCATACTTCTTTATATCAGGTGGAATTTACTGTACCTATATCTTTCTTTGTTGATTTAGATTCCAAAATTTCTAACTTCGAGTGTGATTCTGCTAATATTGAGAAGACTCTAATACCAACAGACCAACGGATAGAGCTCCCCCCAGAAGGTTGGAAGAAGTATTTAAGTACTTATTAAAATAAAGACCCTTTATTAAGGGTCTTTATACATTTCGAATAGTCATATCACATTTATCTTCTTCTGAAGCATCCATCGCTTTATATAGTACCTCGAAGAAAGTCTGGCCGTCGTTTGTTGCAAAATAATTTGATAAGTTGGTTACTTTTGGACTTATGTTATCTCCCCAAGGAGGGTTTTTTGTTAAGTCTTCAATATCCCAAATAACTTTTTCTGGAGAAAGCTTTGAAAGTTCTCCTTCAATTTCTTTTAAATTTTTTCTCGCTGCCGGGACGTCCGTCCACTCTAATTTATCATGATATAAGTTATTCATTAACAGAGGGTATTTTGTTCCCCAACCATCTTTTTCTAGGTGATATGAGATTGTTGAGAAGAATGAATGAACAAAATCACCATGTCCGGCTTCATAGAAAAAACAGTCAACCATAAAACCTACAGCCATATCTTACACCTCTAATCCATTTTAAATATTATTTCAGCTTTACTATCTGTTCTTTCGTCTATTTTTCGTTTAACATCTCTTAAAACATCTCTGGATACAGTTTGACCACGTACGTCTATTATAACAGTTTGTTTGGTTCCTTCAGGCAAGTCTTTTAATCTTTTGTTAAATTGATTAGAGACTATTCTAACAAGATTACTTCTTCCTGATGATGTGGTCAATTTATAATTTTTCACTTCAATACTATGCCCAGTATCATAAAAGTCAGGTCGAGAACTATTCTTTGTCCCATGTTTTACTTCAGTTCTATCTTTGAAAGATACTTGATCTTTATATCCCGGATACTCTTTGCCAATATCGATTTCAGATTGTCGCCAGGACGGTCTTTTAGAAACACCAGAATTTGTTGCATTTAACTTTTTGCTCACTCCACGTAATCCAAATCCACCAAGAACACCGAGAGCCTGATTAAGGCTATTCTGCCGTTGTTCATCAGATATTTTATTCCCAAACATATCTCGGCCGGTTATAGCTTCACTAAAACCATTCGCCGAAGCAAGTCCGTAAAGCCCTTTACTTGAGTTTTGAAGAGCATAGAATGTTTTAGGCGTTTTATATACTTCAAGGGCTTTTTCGGCTTTAGAGATAGCTTTGCCTGTTGAATAAACAGCTTTTACACCTTTCCCTAATTTACCGGCCCATCCCACAATAGGAACATATCCTGCAGCAGCCATTGCACCAGCTGCTACTCGTTGTCCCTCAGTTAGTTTTTCGCCAGTTACAGGGTCAACTCCATCGGCAGCCCTTTTATAATCATAATATCCAGAGACTTCTCCTGTAAAATTACAAACAACATCCCATGTCTTTTCGTACCATGGGCGATTTGCAAGCTCTTCCTGTTCTTTTGCAATCCTTCTTTGCTCAGCCTGTTGATCTTTAAAGGAGATATAATCAGTCGATTGTTTTTTAACATCCTCAGCCATCTTGTGGACTTCACTGTCTCTATATGCTTTAGCATCATAATAGATGGGCGAAGCACTTTTACCTTTTGAAGTTGCCTCAATCAAGGCCTGGTAATCTGCCTGAATCATTTGTTCATTGGATTCTGATAGAGCATATTCAGATGTTAAGTTTTCATCAACTTCGCTTATTTTCTCGACTGTGTTTTTTCGTACTTTATCAGCAGAAGATAATTTATCTTTAAAGTCTTCTGTTGAAAAAACATCTAGGGGAAGGATGTCGTGTATATCATTTAAGATGTTTTTGATCGCTTTTTTCTGTTCAGACATGATGGCCTTTGATTTAGTATTAGCATTAACCAACTCATGTTCTAAGAAGGATTCTTCTATGTATGCATCAGATAAGTTAGCATCTTCCAAGATACCCGGAATACTTGTTAAAAAAGCAATTTTCATTTCAATCAGATCAATCCATTGATCAGCAATGCCGGCTTGATCCTCATAAAATGATTTGATATTATCGGCACCTTTTCCGGAAAACTCACTATCATCTAAGTCAGCAACAGCTTTAAAGGCCTTCTTTAATTTGACCATTTTGCTTTTTAATTCTTTATATTCTTTTGCTCGATTTTCTGATTCTGAAAGAAGTGTTTTCGCTTCAAATACCTTCATGACCATATCCTTTCTTAATAGTTTAATATCAAAATATTACCATGGGAAAATTAAGAAGGGGTGGTCATGAAGAATTAATCCTTAAAATGATAATTTGGACCTGCGACTTATTTCTTAAATTCCGAAAGCTTCTTCAAGAATTTCTTGATCACGGTCAGGAAGGTAGCCTTCTGTTGTTTCAACGCTCGTATGGTTTGCTAGAGTTTTAAGGACCTTTAAATCAAATTTGTCTTTGCCTAATTCTTTAAGGACATAATGATTACCGTCATGGTAGTTAGTGAGGGCTGAGTGCCTAAAGCTGTGGGGATTAAAAGCAATATACTCTCCAGTTAATTCTTCAAGAATTGATCTGAAGCTTACTGTCCAATTATAGAGGGTTTCATATGTGGCCGGTCGTTTACTTTCTCCTTTCCCAACAACCCAAAGGGAGTCAATATCATCTTCTCCACGTTGATCAAAGTAAAGTCGTGCAATCTCTTTAGACTTTGAGAAATATAAGAGTTTAAATTTCTTACCTCGTTTTCCAACAACCTCATTCGTTTTAGAGTTCTCAAGGAATCCGTGCTTTTTAACTTGGTATACTTCATTTCTCCGTCCAGCTGATTCATAGGATAGAGTCAAATAAAGAGCCTTCTGATATTTACCTTTCTCCAATAGATAATCAACGATTAGCCTTATTTGTTCATCTGTAAGGAAGAAGATTTCTCGAACTTCTTCTTTTTGAAGTCCTTTAATGCTTCTCATGGCGTTAATCTCATAATCATATTCGTCTTCATCTTCCGTTGCGAATTCAAGCATATTTCTAAGAGAACATTGAACACGGTTTATTCGTGCAGCTGATGTACCTGAATCTTGAAGCTCGAGGAAGAACCTACGAAAATCGCGTTTCTTCATTTTTAAGATCGATTTATTACCGAGATTCTTTACGGACCAACAATAAAACATCTTAATATCAGCCGTATACTGATAAATGGTCTTTTCACTTTTTCTCCGTGATTTCATTTCCAATATGTAATCATCAAGGAGGTCCTTATTTTCTCGATTTACTTGAGCATATAATTCATCGCTATAAATCGCATTTCTTTTAGCCATTTAACCGACTCCTTATTATAAAATTGAAATTTTATGTCTATTTGATGATCCAGGGGAGGGGACTATAATTTAAAAAAAGGACTCCTACAAAAAGTAGGAGCCAGATTGATTACCTAACCCGAAGTTTTTGGCCAACATAGATCTTGTTCGGGTTTTTAAGTTTGTTTAGACTTTTGATTTTAGAAACAGTGGTTTTGTATTTAACAGCAATCTTAGAAACACTATCTCCTTTTTTCACTGTGTAGTAAGTTTTAGATGCAGCTTTCTTAGCCACGGAAGCTTTAGTCGGCACTTTTAGTTTCTGACCAATATAAAGCTTATTAGGGTTCTTGATTTTGTTGAGAGACACGAGTTTAGATACAGAAGTTTTATACTTCACAGCGATTTCTGAAAGAGTATCTCCAGACTTAACTTTATAAGTTGTTGTCTTAGAAGATGAAGAAGAAGATTTAGGAGTTGATGTTGTTAGTTTACTGTTAGAAGTGTTTGATTTTGCTACTGGGGTTCCAGTTTTAATCTTCTCTAAAAGAGCAAGATTTTGAGCTTGAGTTCCTGAGTAATTTGCAATTCCATAAGCTGCAGCTAGTTTCGAACGGTTAGAAAAAGAAGAATTCATTCCTTTAGATTTCATGTAATCTACTAAAGAAACAATCTTAATGGTTCCAACCCCTTTTGTAACTACTTGGGTAGATGACGTTTTCTTTGTGTACTTACCTGCGTAATCTTCTGAAACGTCAAAATTACCGTATCTAGACATACCGATGAATTTATAATCAGAAGCCCATTGCCAAGCACCTTTTCCATTTGTGAATTTGGCAGTAGGTTTGTTCTTTACTGGATTTGCTGGGTAAGAAGCCAACCAAGGTTTATTTACTACGAGTTTGCTAGGAATCAGCTGCCCATTGTAGTAGTAAGACCCGGTATACAAATCTACACGGCTATAACCAAGAGCTTTCATTTGTTTGATGAAAGTATTGGTGTACTCAGTTACTTGTGAAGATGTACCAAGACCGGATGCTTCAACATCAATGGTTACATAGCCATCTTTTTTCTTATCAAACCCAACCAACTGAAGCTTTTTATCAAACCAAATCGCTTCTTTCTTCGCTTCGAAATTGCTTGTATAACGAGCAAAGTGATAAGCGTTGACAATCATACCTGCTTGACGAGCATTGGCAATATTAACGGATGCAGCAGGATCAACGTAATAGCTTCCTTCAGAAACTTTAACAACTACACCTTGCACTCCGGATCCCTTGATTGTTTGATAAAATGATAGAGGCAACCCATTTTCAGCATTGTGATGTGATACATCAATGAAGTCAACAGATGGAAGGGAAGACGCATAACTAGGAGCAACAAAAGAAAAAGCTAGCCCTAAAGAAAGAGCTAGCGCACTAACGGTTTTAATTAGTTTATTCAATTTAATCGCCTCTTTAGTTAGATTTTTTCGCTGTTTTTTCAACTAATTCTGTATCGTATTTATAAGCAACCTGCTTTGCTTTCTCTTTACTACGTTTAGTCAGGTAAGTGTTTACAACGGTCGAGAATGAACCAACAAATAGGGTTCCAATAGCCACGATGATTGCTGTAAACGCATCAATAGATCCTGGGCTAAACCAATCAAAGTGGAGATTTAAGATGCTTAAAAATCCGAGAATTGCTGTTAAAACACCTCCAACATTAGTTGCAAGGTGTTTCCACCAATCAAGATCATTTAGGAAATTCATCTTTTTACTTACCTCCAATTAAGTTTATTAACGCAAAAACAGTCGAGAGGATAACTGATAAACAACTGACTATTAATGCGCTATTAGCTCGTTTATTTTGTTTGATTTCATCAATTTCTTTTTCGAGATTTTTGAAATGAATGTCTGCTTCAAGCCTTGTAATAAAGTTCGTTGAGTAAGCATCTAACTTCGTTTCAATTCTCTCAAGCCCCTTAGAAAGCGTTTCTAATTGGGTTTCTAATGTAGCAATTCTTTCATAATCTTTTTGCTCCATCTGTTTTCCTCCATAAAAAAGAGACACTCAATAATGAGTGCCTTACTTTTTGTTTGATTTGCCTAATTCTTCTTCAAGATTCTTTACTTTCAGTTCGAGTTGAGCAACCGTCCCTTGTAATTCCTCAATTCTTTTTAGGGCCAGTTTATTAATAGCTACTTGAGTTGATCTTTGTTCTGATAGAATAGAATTTTGTTGTTTCAAATCCTCAATGATCAGCTGGTGTAATTCAATGGGGTTTACATTCATTATATTCTCTCCTTGTATTCTAAAAATTCAGTTTTATTCAAATGGCTATCTTTAGGATTTCGTCATGTGTCGTTGCATTATTTACTTGGTCTTTTAATGTAGCGTATTTAAGAAGGGTGGACTTTTTAAAATCAAAAGCTTCTTTGTACACCTGAAGCCATTCATCTTTTGTATGATCTATCCAACCGGCATCTTCTGTTTTCCATTTAATTGGTTCATCAGTATTGGTGTCATCTAAAATGTCCTTCTGGCCAATCATATTAACTTGATCGTCCCGATTAGTCCTATAAGCATGGCCATTTGATGCCGTGAAACCCTTAATAATTTCTTCTTCACAAGCCTCTGAAAGAAGATCATTTTTTAAATTTTTATGATGTTGAAGTATTACATCCTCCGTAATTTCATATGGGAGCTTCCCGAGTTTATCAGCAATTCTTACAATCAAGGTGTTCATATCATATTGAGTAAAAGAAGAGATACCTTCATCAAGCATTTGTTGTTCAATTCGTGTTATCATATATGCTTTTATCTCCTTTTAAGTTTTTCTTCAAGTGTTTCAACTCGGTTAAAAAGTTCTCTAACCAACGGAATTAGCAAAACCCATAGTCTGTCATACATTAAACCTTCAACTTCACGGTGGCCATTTTCATCTGGATTACTATAGTGAACAAATAAGGATAATCCAGCATCTTCAACATCTTCAGCAATTAATCCGCCTATTCTTTCAAGGTAAGGAATATCTGAATCAGTGAGATCTTCACTTCTCTCAATTGCTGAAGCAAATTGCTCTACAGCCGATTTATCAAACCAAGTTTTTGGGTTAAGTTTTAAGATATTGTAAGGAAGTTCTTCGGAAATCGGTTCTTCTAATAATTTATATTTTCGAGCCGATGTACTTCTCCCTAGGGTCCCAGCACCTGTGATATATAAGTTTGGAGACGAACTATAGGTTCTATTGTAAATATCCATTGACCAAACACGTGAACCTGTACCATCTGATCCGACTAGGAATTCGGCACCGCCATCACTTACCAGTCTTGCTGTACCTTGACTAGCGAAATGAGTAGTCCCACCAGACTCTCCTTTGAAGGTAGTTCCGGAAAGATACACATTACCAGCTGTGGAAATAGACATTCTTCTTTGACCACCACTTGCAATCTGTAAAGCTCCGGCTGAAACATTAGATAGGTTGTTATCAGACTCAACGATTTTCCATCCGTTACCGCCAAGCCATTCAATGCCTTCGCCACCACCTGCGTCATTGATTGTAATATGGTTGACGTTATTGAGATTGTGATTGCTAGCGTTCAAGTCACCACCGAGAAAGACATTTCCATATAAAGAAATGGTTTGGCCCGATCCAACTTCAATATCAATATTAGAATCAGAAACTACGGTCATTGTCCCTGCCGCGCTAGAACCAATCGACCATGCACCTATATTTTCTTCTCCAACTCCTTCGTAAAAGAGCCCAGAAGCGCCTAGCCCATAAGCAGAAGTACTTGTCGCATAAGCAAACCCATCAACAAATATTTTCGATAGTTGTTCAATATCTGAAGTGTTCGGGTTCTTTAAATCTGGGTTACTAACACCAGACTTAAATTTCATAAATCTAAATTCATCACCATCAAAATAAGTGCCATTCACCTGACCGTTTGAATCAACAAATGAAGCTGAAATATCAATTGCTTTTAGAGTACCTGTAGTAATTGAACCAGCATCTAAATTATCAACTGCAGCATTTCCAAACTGTGATAAAACCCACTTCGAACCATCGTAAATGCTAACTCTATTTCCGTTAGCTGTGTCAAACCATAAGTCGCCTGCAGTTAATGTTCCAGTTGGTTGGGTAGATTGTCGGAAAGCTTTGTTTTTCCCATTAGCTGTAGTTTGAGCTGTTGTCGCAGCTGTTTTGGCTGCATCAGCCGTTGATTTGGCAGAATCAGCTGTAGATTTTGCCTCATTAGCTGTCTTAGTTGTATTTGTCAAAGTTGTATTGGCAGCTGGATCTAATCCTGATAATGCTAAGGATTGAATTACCCAAGATGAACCATTCCAACTTTTTAAAACGTTTGGAGAGACAGAGGAATCGATCCAGAGGGTACCGACAGTGGGGGAGGTGGGGGCTGTACCTGAAATAATTGCATCATTCATATCCATAATAGTTGTTTGACCACTTGCTACGATAGCCATAAAACTTTCGCTCCTTACTACACTTCATCTTCTATATCTAGATCACACTGAAATGTTGCTCGACTATATACATCTTCAGATGTGATCGTTATGGTATTCCCAACTCCGACATGAGCTTGATTCCATTCGTCATCAGGTGTACCATCAGCATTTGTTTTCGTCCAAATAAATGACGAAGAAGGCAAACTGCTTGTAATGTTGTCCTTGCCTTTGAATGCAACAGCGACGAGGGTGGTATCTATTAATCCATTCTTGAAAGAGGTGCCGTTCGTAGATAAAATATCTATTTTATAAACGATATTGTTTTTAACTTCATTGAGGTTTTCTTGAGTGGTTGTTGCAATGGTTTGAGCATTCTGAGCAACCTGAGAAGAATTTGTAAAAGCAATATCAACACTTCCCATTATCAAGACTCTTCACCTCGTTTATGCTCGTTTAATCTATACAATTGATTAGTTCGTTGAGTCTCATAAGTATCTTCATTTCCCCATGAAAAACCTTGAATAACCCATTTCTTACCGTCTGTATCGTAGTAGTAGCTGATGCACTCCGGTTCATCGTACTCACCTATTTGATTAATTGTTCCTTTATCGAAAGTATAGTTAATGCTATAGACTAACGATTTTGAACGAATATCGCAGCAGTACATAATTCTTGGATCCTCACCGTTTACATCGCCAGCGCAGAAGTAAGCATAAGGAAAATCAAGGGCAGATGATTGGAAGGTTTGAGTTTTACCGTCAAATCCAACATCGTCGCCAGACATTGTATAGATTGGCTTCCACTTGTCTCTTTCAATATCTGATCGCTTACAAACATAGAAGTCTACTTCACCGGTGCTTGCGAAAATATATTGATTTTTTTCATCATAATTAATACGGTGGTACTTTGTAGAGGAACCAATCATGTAGAATTGCAAATTAGAGTCACCAAATTGAATAACCTTATTTGGGATGTATTTAAATCTAGCAATACCCCAGTAGTGAGAGCCATTTAATGTTGATCTTTTTGTATCGATAATTGCAGACCAAATGTAAATGTCGCTGCCAACATGTTCAATTCCAAATTGAGATCCATGACCTCCACCGATAACCCACATCTGATCTTTGTATGTTCCGTCAATTGATGTTCTTGTTATGTTGTAAGATTGCCATCCACCATACTGTGATTTTTTCGGCCCAGAGTATTCCTGAGACCAATAAATATTTCCGTTGATAGCATCCACTTGTGCATATTGAGCTACTCGTTTATTAACATCACCACTATTGTTCGTTAGGGGAAGAGTAGCAAAATAAGCTGCGTCTTCTTCAGAAGCAAAGAGAATAGGGCTTGAGATCCCATTATTAACTTGGCATCTAATAGTACTTCCGGCAACTTCACTTCCTACAGTGATTACGTTTCCGACCCCAACCATCGAACTTTCCCATTCTAAGTCATGAGATCCATCGGGGTTGATTTTCTGCCATACGTAACTACTATCATCAATTGAAGTAGTAACTTCCTTCATTCCTGAATAGACTCTAATAATGATTCTTTTTGTGCTAGTTCCATCAGCAAAATCGGTCCCATCTGGAGTGAAATACTCTACTTTATATGATTTTGCTTCTTCAGCAGCTTGTTGGGCCTGAGAAGCTTGAGCTCGCAGCGCCCAAATTTCTGCGGGAGTTACAGCTGCAATTTCAACATATTCGCCAATAACAACTTGAGTATTTTCAGGATTTGCTTTTGATTCGTCATATTGGATTACTCTTGCCGATAAGGTTAATTCTGGCTGCATAGAGTAATCGACAACACGGATATGATCTCCGAGGGAGACTTCATAATTAAGGTGGGCTACAGAAACATTGTAGGTGTATTTAGGGTGGTTATAGTTTGCTAATTGCTTTTTACCCCAATCAAGCAAACCACTTGGGTTGAGGATTTGATCGTTTGTAATATATCCTTCTAGGTAAGGACCTCCATTGTTGTATAAGTCGTTTGCTTCATCATCAACAACATAATCCTTACCACCATTAACAGAAGAGATTGTGGTGGGATTTCCGTTCTTATCATTTCCTCCGTATACATGGAGGAGGGTATACAATTGAGTATCATCACCGGTACGAGTAATTCCTGTTAAATCATGAGAGTATTCTAATCTACGGCCGTTTGATTCTCCTAATTCAGGGACAATATCAATGAGTTTATTTACAACCTGGCCGTTATAAACTTGAACATAAGCTCGAACTTCTACTTCATATTGGCTAATTAATTGATCTAACCAATACTGAGCATTGTTTCCTGAACCGATTTCTAAAGATTTGTCTCCACCAAAAAAGTTATCTGTTCCTATTTGCCATCCTGTTCCTTGAAGGATATAAGAAAATGCATCAGTACTATTAGCATTACTGAATGTCTTCGCCGGAACGATTTTATGGTTAAAATCCCATAT